ACGTATTAAATTTAAAATTATTTTCTTTTATATATTATAAATATGTCAGGAGCAGTTGCAGCGCACGCTGCCTATAACGGAGCTGGAACTCAAGGACTTGCAGTAACAAATAAAATTAACGACGCTGGCGACATAATGTCTGTCTTTTGGAATAAAAATGACACGACTAGACAATTATTACATGGATCTAGTTACGTTGAAGTAGTATCTTCTGGATCTACCGGAAGAGTAAATAATTTTGGATCCACTCGAATTTTTACAGTCAATAATGATATAGATTTATTATCAGATCTTTATTTGGATATTAATTTTGCAGTAGATATGTCAAGCGTGACAGCCAATACTGTAAGTAGCAGATTGAGACTTTTCGATTTTGAAATGATACCGACATTTGCATATCAAATAATAGACAGGGTCGAATTTATGGTAGGAACTCAAATTTGGCATACCCTAACCGGAGACGATGTAAAAGTATTAAATTTTACGTCTAGAACAAAAAGTGCTAATTTTGAACATGCGTTTTCTTTAAGTTCTCCGCGGTATCATCATGGCGTACCTAGAAGTAATATAGGAGTTGCCGTAGACGCAAGTTTTGCTACCAATTTACCAACTATCAGCAATGGTTTGTCAGAAACTGTAAGGACTGTAGTTTGGATACCTGCTTTGTGTTCTAATATGGTAAATACTATAAAATCATTTACAAATGTAAAAGAACACGGATACTTAATGGCCGCAGCTCCTCAACAGTCTGTTAAAATTAGATTAATATTTAAGAATAATATAGTACCAGAATATATTGTATCCCCCTTTCCAATTCCTACGTCTGCTGGAATTGCTACCCCTACTCCAAATAACAGTAGTTACGTTAGCGCCTTTTCGGCAATAAACGACCCAAGTGGTGGTGCTGCATTCCCAGCAGGAATAGCCGTTTGGGGAGACGCCAGTGGAGAAAGCTTCTCTACACTCCGTTCCCGATATCCATTCAAAACTGCTGTATTCGATTTTTCCAGTAATGCTGCCATTGCCGCCGCCGGCGCCGCCGGTAGTATCGCTTTGCGAACAACTATATCGTCCGTAAGAATGTTTGCTAAACAAATTATGTTATGTAAAGAAGAACGAGACCAAATAAGAAATATTCCTAATGGAATACCATATAGAATCAAAATGTCTCAGTCTGTTAGATCTCCGCTTCCGGCTACCGGTACCGAAATTATAGTAGATTTAGATGCTTTCTCTTTGTACGCCTCTCATTTAATAATAAACGTAGATATGTCTAGAAATTGTATCGTGAGAGATGCGGAATTAAAACTAAATTCTTCTTCGTTTTCTGGTAGTGTACCGGCTAGCCTTTTAATAAATAATTTTCCTGAACATTTGGGAATTCAGACTCCGCCTACACTCTTAAATGGTCATATAGCTAGCGAGTTGCGACTTGACTATATGGATGGTTCGGATGGTCAAGGATTGCATTGGGGCGAAACGCCTTTAATGGTATTTCCTTTAGCTTCTACTGCATTTTCTGGTTCATGTGTACCTCTAAACAGGTTTGATAGCATTAGGTTAACATTAAGATTTACAGGAACACCTCTCCCTAGCGGAAATTATTCATTTACTGGAAAAACTTCAGGAATTACCGTGACATGTGTAGGAGAAACAACTGTTTTATATAAAGGTGGTGCGGCAACTCTTGCTATGTATTAAATAATAGAATATTCAATAATTACATAATAATACAATAAATACATAATAATACATAAATTATGTATTTATTGTAAATTTTAATACTTTTTTACATTGAACTAATAAAAGTCCAATTTAATTCTTTACATATACATTTCCATATAGCATCCTGTTCATACATTTTTTCTCGACTTTTGAGTAGAGGAAAATATTTTAAATATTCATTTTTATCTAAAAGTTGAAAAAATTTATACAGAGTATACGAGTAACTTAAAAAATTTTTTCTAGTTTTAGGGCAGCATTTTTCGAAAGGTGTTTGAATTTCGTTAAACATTTGAATTAGAGTGTTTTCCAATTCTTGGTTAATTGGATTTCGTTTTTCACCAGTAATTTTTGTAATTATATGAGGTATATGTTCATAATACTTATTTAATTTTAATTTTTTTAAAAATTCTTTAATTTTGGAATAAGTAATATTTTTTTTATCGGTGATTCGTTCTTTTTTAATCTCTGCTATTACGCAATTAATAATTTCATCCGGGATGCTTATATTTTCACGTCCTTGAGTCTGTGAAATCCATTCTCTAAAGTGATTAGTTCTTTTATAACAAAAAGGTTTATTAAATTCGTGAGTATCTGCATGATTCCATTCTTGGGCACTAGAAATATTAAAATTTTCTATATTACCACACGTGTAACATACGTTTATACCAACTGATGTATCGTTTATCAATTTATTTCCACATTCTTTACATTTAAAATTATAGTAGGATAAAACATAATTTGTATTTTCTTCCGGAAAACACGTCGATATATATTTTTTATATAACAATTCTTTATCATTTTTTGAATCTAATTTTATATACTTTGAGATTTCACCATTACATTCGCTAGATATATTTTGTTTTTCAGCGTTATCTATATTTTTAATAAAGTCTATAGCGTTAAATAAATAATCTACTAACATTGTATTGGATTCTATATTTTTAATTTTATCAGTTAGATGTGTTATTTTATCGACTTTACTAGAATCTTTACTTTTTAAACTTTCAAGTTCTTCTTTATAACTTTTTAAATTTTTATTTTCAATTTCTATTTCATTTATTTTGCTTTCATGTCTAGCTATAATTGAAGATCTAACGTCTGTGTGAATTTGTTTTTTAGAAACTTTAAAAGTTGACATTTTATTTATTATAATCTTTTTTTTTAAACGGTTTTATTTAATAATTTAAAAGATTATAATAAATAAAATGTCAATAATTAAGTTTTCAAATATATTTAAATTAAAAAATTTAAAAAACATCGCAAAAATTTATAAAATTAAATTTGTTTCAAAATTAAACAAAACAACTCTTATTAATCTATTAAATAAACACAATGCTGTAAAAATAATTCAACGCAATTTTAGAAATAAACTTTTTTTATCTAAAGAGTGTCCAATATGTAACGAGATAATAATTTATCCATTCGTTTCTTTTAAAATTAACGATAAATTTTTTTATTACGATTTTAAAACAATAGTGACTTACTTTTCAAAAACGGGGGATTTCAGAGATCCATGTACTAGACAATTAATACCAGACAGTAAAATTTGTAAAATCAATGACCTTATTAATTATTATTATGGAAATAGATCTACTAAAATTTTAATATCTAAAAATATGGTTAAAAGTGCCGAATTCAACATAATTACGTATTGCATTTACGACTTAATTAAAGAACTTGAATCGGTAGAAACGTTATCTTTGAAAGATACGTATGAGAATATTTTACCAAGATTTGTATATTATATTAATTATTTAATAAAAAGATACCCCATTGAAGAAATTTCAATTGTTTTAAAAGCTTGTAAAGCATCTGTTAAAAACGCTACTTTATTAGAGTATTTAAAACTAGTTGAAATAAAAATTGCTGAAAATATTGATATATAAAGAAAACTATTATATAATATTGTGAAAATGGGGTGCATAATTTGCGATCCAAAATGTAAATATGAAAATTGTATTTGCGGAGAAAAATTTTGTAGTTTTGACTATATACTTAAAAATTTTGCCGATTTTAAGACCTTAAATGATAGTAAATTTACACTTATAAAACCGTGGAGCATATCCACAATAACCACCATTTGTAATTTTAATAGTAAAATAGATGTTAAAAGGTACGTAGATATATATGGAAAAGATTGTCTAAAAAAACAATTTTATAATTGTTTACATTACTATATTGGCGTAAAATACCAACCTAAGACTAAGATTTCCGTTAAAATTTTTTCTAATGGAAAAATACAAATGGCCGGAGTATTAAACGTTACAGCAATATCGTATGCTATTAGAAAAATATTTAAACGTTTATTTAAAATACAAGCTTTAGAAAAAGATGCCTTTATATCTGAAGTTAAAATATGTATGATTAACTCAGATTTTAAAATTAATAAAACGATTAAACAGAAAACTTTGTGCAAACTTTTTGACGAAAAGAAACTATCTTATATAAAGAGATATTCTTTTAATCCTAACAAGTATCCAGCTATTAATATTAAAATCTTAACTGAAGACTGTATATCTGCGTGTACGTGTTTAATTTTTAGATCTGGTAGTATAATTATAACCGGAGGTAACGACGTAGGAGAGTATCTAGAAGTTTATAAAAAAATAATTAAATTATTTGAAGAAAATTACGAAAATATATTAGTCTGAATTTTCTGAGTCCTGTTCTATTATTTTTTGTAGGTTAGATTTTTTACTTGGTTTTTCTTTATTATATTTATTTTCTTCGAACTTGTCTTCTTCGAACTTGTCTTCTTCGAATTTATCTTCTTCGGATTTATCTTCTTCGGATTTATCTTCTTCGGATTTATTTGGTTCTTGTTCTTGTTTTACATTTTTAAGTAAAACTCCGAACAAAAATTTATCTAGTGTTTCTAATTTTTGATTAGTAACGTTTACCTTGTTGTTTAATTTATAAAATAGATAAAATAATATTAAACAAATACACAACAATATTAAAAAATAAATTAAAAAGTTGTTATTTAATTCTTCCATATTTAATATTTTAAAATATTTTATTAAACTTTTTAAAACGAGAATTACTCGGGATCATCAATTAAGTTCTCATCGCTTGCAATGTCAAGTCCTACAATAAAAGAGCATCTTTTTAACAATATGCCTGATTTTTGTGGATATTCTCTAGTTCCCTGTGTAACCACTTTTAGACCATTGTTTGTAAAAGTTGACATATAATAATCTTTAGTAAACTGTTCTCGCGGTAAATTATTTTCACGGCAGTGATCATTGAATGCTTGTGAAAATACTTTCAGGGGGATATACAATTTTTTGTCAAAGATTATGTTACCTGTTTTTAAGAAATTCTGCAAAGAATTTGTAGTTTGTTCCATATCTTCCTTATTTTCATGAAAATATTTAGGAAGAATATTCCAAATTCCGCGTTTTCCGTATGTAGCTAGAGCAGAGTGATATCCCTTGACACATAATTTTAATATAAAAGGAATTTCTCTAGATAGTTTTTTATCGATTTCTGTGTCAGTAACTTGTACCTTTTTCCAAAAATTAATAACAGCTGTTCTTCTAGAGACACTTTCTGAATTATTCTTATATCTCATTATTTTATTACCACCCATCGTCATCGGTACTTTCCAATCTATCGTCTCATCGTTTTTATATTTTTCTGAGTATGTGTTTCTACCGCCTTCAACTAGTAATTGCCAATCTGTTTGTTCCATTTTGAAATTTTCAGCAATTTCTGGAGCTATAACCATAAACTTGTTTACGTGCGGTTTAATACCATATTTAGCATCTATATTATTTGATATGATACCTACGTCTTCCTCTTCATAAAACTTTTGTAAAATTTTCATTAAAATAGTGCTTTTACCAGCACCTGCCTGGCCAAGTAAATAAAGAAGAACCTGCCAGTTGTCTAATTCACCGATATCGAAACACATTCTTCCCATAAAAATACACAGCCATTTCTGAATTTCTTCTGGAAATTCTTGATAATCTAATACGCTTTTAAACGTTGGACAGTGATCCATAATTTTAAACCAGTCATCATATGCTTCAAAGTTATCAAATGTAGTGTCGTGATATTTACAGGCAACTGTATAACTAGAAATATATGGATGGGACTGTCCATATGGTACAAAAACATCCGTATATATGGGCGTATCACCGGGATCCGCAATATTATATTTAGTTATATAATTTCCATTTTTAAATGCGAAAAGATGCCGATCTTTTATAAGCGCTGGTAATTCTGGACCAACGTATTCCATAAAATATTTTTCCGTATTATTTATGTTACTGATCCCATTTGCCGTGGCATTTTTCCATTGGTTAAAATTTGTTTTGTGATCACTTTGTTGATAAATATATTCTTTTATGCTGCAATGTTTTTTCCAAGCGTGTGTATTATTTCCATTTTTAATAATTGGTTTGTAAAGATTTGATCCATATTTTGTAAATCCCTCCTCTGGGATTTTTTCCAAAAAATAAAGCAAATACATTTGGTAAGAAGTTTTTTTAGAATCGTCTGTAAATCTGTTAAATTTAAATAACATATGTGGATCTTCGTTTGAAAGTGGATTATGAGATTCTTCTGTAGTTTTATAAAGAAGATAAATATCTCTAATTAATCTTTCACTATAAAAAATAACTTCATAAATTCTATCCCAATTATTTTTGTATTTTTCAAAGTCGGGTACAACCTGTTTAAATTTTAAATAAAGCGCTGTAGTCTCATAAATAGCTTTCTCCAACTCGGCGTGTAGTAAACTTGTATCAATTGAATAAATATCGGATATATTTAAATTTTTACACGCTCCTGCGAGAATATTCTTTTTGTCTATCGTCCATTTTGAATTCAAATTTTCGTAATATAAAAGTAAGTCGTTTATATCTGCTTTTTTAATTTTATCCTTAATTTCGTTAGACCAGGTACGAGTGTCATTTGTATCAGACATCTTACTTATAATATAATATATTCCTTGCTTTTATATAATTTTTAAAAGCGCGTTTTACACGTTTAAAAAATTCAAATTATAAAATAGATATAGTTATATGAGAACTTTTCTTCTTTTTAAACAAAATGGAGAAATAGAAGAAAAAACTACTAATGGTAAACTATTTGATATTTCGAGTACTTTTTTTGACCAAACATATAACAATTATGTAAAATACGAAAATTATATTATTTTACATAATAATAATTTACATTCGGAGATAAATAAGACCGTTTTTTATTTTACTACAGATAGATTTAAAGGAGATATAGCGCTTATTAAAATTGATAACGATAACACAATTAAAAATTTGAAAATAAATGATTATTTTAAAAAATTAACGAAAACAATTCGCCAAATTGGATACAACAATTCAGAATCAGACTCTGAGCCCGATTTAACTCAGTATGGTAATCTTCTTTTAAAAGAACCTTTTGAATATTAAAGTTTTTTTTTTACATTTTACATTTTAAACTTTTATTTTCGCTTTTCTCTCGATCTTCTACATAGATATAATTATGTAGAAATTTTGCCTTTTCTTCAGAAGACATTCCATGTATTTTATCTAAATCGTAAGTAAAAAATTTAAAAAGTCTATCATAAACATCAGCTTTTTTAATGGCCTTCACGTGTGTTGATTGTTTCAATTCAATAGTTCCATTATTAGTATTACATACATCTAGATCATTCTTTTCCATAAAAGACAAAACTTCTGTTTGCTTTTCCTTTTTATAGTTAAGAAGTTCCTTAATTCTATCTTGAATAGGTTTCATTTTTAATTTTAAATTTTTAATTTCTATTTCTATTTTGTTATATTCTTCTACTTCATGTTTGAATAGCAAAATTTCATTATCAGTTACGTTTAGCATTTGCCTATTTATTTGTTATGTTTTTAAATTAATTGTTTTTTTTGAATTAATATAAAAATTTTATACAAATAATAAACGTTCATTAAAAGTATTAAAATTATGATTATGGAATATATTTTAATTGGCCACACTACATCATATATCACATTTTTAATTTTATTTTTATTTTCTTCACTTAAAAAAGATTCGATCATTATTAATTATTAAAGATTTTTTAATCACTTAAACCACCGCCATCGTCAACCGGCGCATCTAATTCAGAATCGTATGAATCTATATCAAACAAGTTGTCTTCATCTATTTTAGACTCTGTATCCGAATTATCGGATACAATTTCCATTTTCTTAATTTTATCTAAGAGTTCTTCATCGCTTTTAATAATATAGCCTAGACTATTTCTAGATTTTTTAATTGAGGTAGTTTTAATATAATAATTTTTAAACTTATTTTTTTTATTAATAATTTTTAAATTATCTGGCATCTCAATAATTATCTCCGGATAATTGTATATCTTACTCTTTTTTACAATAGAGACGTTATAGATTCTTAATTTTAAGGATGAAATACTTTCGTTTTTTGGGAAAAAAAGTGGAAAAAATAACTTTCTAAGATTAAAATTTATATTAGAAACGTAATTATCCCTACACATACCGTAGTTATTCGTAGATATTTCAAATAAATATATATAATGTTCTAAATTTTTAACTGCGACAACTTTTGGATCTTTTTCTAAAGGTTCTTTTGTGTCTATTCGAGAACATCCTATAGGATTTAAATTTTCGACTTTTTTAAGTACACGTTCTAGTTTGAAATTACATTTCTCCTTTTTTTCAGATAAGAGAGTACCACATTTGTAAATATTATATTTAAAATTATCCGATTTAATAGTTTCGTAAAAAAATGCCTGAATTCCGCAGGCACAATTCATTTTGATTACTATTTACTAATTTAACTATAGTTTTAGTCTTTATAATAAATAGCAATTAATTGTTATAAAGATTAGGTAGATAAAATATTAATAATGAACAGGGTAAAACATCTAAAGTGTATACAGAAAAAATGTCTTAAAATTTTTAAAAAAAAGAATGCTGACTACGGCGACGCGTTTTCGCAACATGGTACTATAGGCGTTCTAGTTAGAATAAGCGACAAACTTTCAAGATTTACGAATATAACACAGCGCGGTATTGAAATTAATGTAGAAAATGAAACATTAATAGATACATTAATGGATTTGCATAATTATTCTGCTATGGCTATCATGTGTATGGAAAAGACTTAATCTACTTTTTTCTTAAGATATTCTTTGTAATTATGTATGTGAAACCACTCCTTGTCTATTCCGGGACATGTTGTAGAACCAAAAATATTAGAAATTTTAATAAAAGTGCCATTAATGTATTCTCTAAAATTATCGATGTCTCTGTATAATTTTTTGTATAGAGCTAAATTATTAGTAGTCTCGAGTAACATTTTAAGTTTTTCCAAAAAACTTAATAAAACAGTTTCAACTAGTTTCCAAGTATTATTATTGCTAGTTTTAAGTTTATTTTTTTTATCTAGTCTTTGAATAGTAATTTTCCATCTTTCTTTAGAAATATCTCCTAATAAATAACCAACCCTATTATTCAATAGTTCGCGTTCGAAAAGTTCATCTCCTTGATAAAAAGTAGCAACTAGTGCCTGTGTATGGCGATAAAATCTATAAACATTAATAAAATAATCTATAAAAAATTGTTTAGTTGAAAAGATACCTACAAGAAGGGGCATCATCTGATACTCGTTAAGAACAAAATTGTTACAGTCTTGATTAATATTCGGATTTGGAAGTATAGGTTGATTAGTTTCTCTAAGCCATCTAAAATATTCTGGATTGTGGTTATAGCCAGTAATTTGAAATCCGGTTTTCCAGGAAAATTGGACGTGACATTTGATGCACCACATTTGATCACATCCATCAATTTTTGAAATCATTTCACCGCACCCGGGACACGGTTTTGAAGACTTTTTAATAATAAGAACCGTTTCTTTAATAGTTTCATCACAAACGTGGTCTTTATCTTTAATGCACATACAATCTTTACAGTATTGTTTGTCGCACAAATTACAAAAGTGTTTAGAACTCAAAAAACCTTTACATTCATCATCTGGACACTTGAAAGTAAAATTTTCTTTAGTCGTTTTATCTTCGTGTAATGTTCCCAAATATAGTCTATTTATTTCATTTGTATAATCATAAATCTTTGACTTGTAGTTTTTAACCAAATCGTTTAATTTTTTAAGTTCTAACATTGCCTCCGCTCTTTTGGCAATTAATTCACGACTCTTTTTAATTTGAGATGCGCGGTGTTGGGTTTCAGGTAAAAGTGAAAGCTGACGTTCCAAAAAAAGATTTTCAGTATGTAATTTAAGTTCATTTTGAACAAATTTTTTGGTTAAATTAGTATTCATAAAATCTCTATCCCAAGGAGATTTACAAAAAATACATTTTGGATCGTCGAAGCAGTTAAGAATATTTGTTTTACAGCAGGTTCTACACGCAAATTTATCTTCTGTACATCCTTTACACTCTACTTTAAAAAAATTTGAGTTGTTAAAAGTTTCGCAACAGATATCGCATTCCATGATTATTTAATAGATTATCGTCAAGTATTTCTAAGTTAATTATTTCTAAATTAATTATTTTAAAGCAATTAATAATTATATGGAGACGGTCGGACTCGAACCGACGACCATAGGCTCATAAGACCTATGCTCTAACCAACTGAGCTACGCCTCCATATAATTATTTTAGTGAGTTCATGAACTAATTAAATATTAAACTTTTCTTTAAGTAATTTTAATAAAAATAATTTTGCGATTTAATTTCAAAAAAATATAATTATTTAATATAAATTGTAAATGGCGCCAGATCCCGAATTAACTCGAAAAGTTTTTAAACTTATGCATAAAAAGGGTATTACACTAAAGCAAGCGTGGGCAAAAGTTAAAAGACCTAAGAAAAAGGAACCAAAAAAAGTTAAAAAGACTAAGTCTAAAGAAAAATCAAAAAAGAAGAAGGCAAAAAAATAATTTACTTAAAAGTTTTTTAGATTTTTTAGTAAATGAAACGCGTTCTAATAGACTCCTCTACTAGTGAATTAAAAAAAAAACTTACAGTTCAACCCTTTTTACCTGGATCACCGACTATTGTTAATTATTGTATGTATAAAACACAAGAAAATTACATTTACATTCCAAAATTTTTTAATTGGAAATCGGATAGTATAATTTTAGAAAACAATCACGAATTATCTAAAATAGATATTAATGCTAGTCCAAGGGAATATCAAAAAAATATTATCGATGATATTCACCAAACTATACTTAAAAATGACTCGTGTATAGCGTGTTTGTATACAGGTTGGGGAAAAACATTTGCTAGTTTGTACATTGCTCATCTTTTAGGGGTTAAAACATTAATTATAGTTAATAAAGAAACACTGCTAGAACAATGGAGAGAGCAAATTATTAAATTTACAGGGATTGTTCCAGGTATAATACAGGGAAGTACAATTAACGTTGAGCCAGTGATTTGTATAGGCATGGTTCAGAGCATCTCTATGAAAGAATATCCTGATATATTCAAAAATTTTGGATTCGCTATTTATGACGAAACACATCACTATTGCTCGAAGGTATTTTCTAACGTTTTTTATAAAATACGTTCTAAATATAGTCTAGGTTTAACAGCAACTATAAAACGCGCGGATAAACTAGAATATGTTTTGAAATGGTTTTTAGGAGATATAGCAGTAGATGTTAAACTTCTAATCATAGAACCTGAAATACAAATTTACAATTTTAATGAATATCTTGATAACACGATAAAATTCAATCCAAACGGTAAAATTAACACACCAGCAAGTATAACTAATATAACTGAAAATAAAATTAGAACTGAATTTATAATTCAAATTATTAAAGAAATGTATAATTATGAACGTAAAATTTTAGTTTTAACAGACAGGAAAACTCATTGCGAATACATTAAACTTTTATTAAAAGATTTTTCTATAGGTATTTATTATGGAGGTATGAAAAAAGAAGAACTAAAATTATCCAATGAGTGTAGAATAATAGTTGCTACGTATCAAATGGCATCAGAAGGTTACGACAACCCTGATTTAGATACTCTAATTTTAGCGTCTCCAAAGGGAAATATCGAACAAGCGGTTGGAAGAATATTGAGAAAAAAAAATAAAAATAAAGCAATTGTTGTAGATATAAACGATTGTATTAGTATATTTAATAATTGGAATACAAAAAGACAATCATTTTATAAAAACAGGAATTTTAAGATTACCGTTAAAAATAACTCTTTAAAAAATAATGATGAAAATTTCAATATTACAGAGTGTTTAATACTTGATTAATTTATCTTCTAAGTCTGCTTAGATCTGATTTTACCATGCTTTCTCTAATCGATGCCTCTATTCCGCCGTTCATACCCGAAAGACTAGACGAATTGTCTAGATCCTTGTTTTCTATCGAGGTTTTGGACGATGAACCGTCCTGTGTTGCAGTTATCTTCCCCGTATTGATATTACTGTTTAAATTATTAATAATATCTTCACCTAGCGCAAGAGTAGCACTATATGGTTTTACTGCTTTTGTTGTAGTATATAATTGTCCAGCGACCGGTAATTCTCCGTAAGACTTAAAAGTATCAAAATCTTGAATTTTTGAAGTCATATTTAAATTATTATCAAAAATTTGTTGTAAAAATGAAATTTGTTCACCAGGGACGTTACCTGTATATTCTCTATTTTCCGTATTTTCAGTAGACAAGTATAGATATATAAGGAAAGAAATAATTCCAATTAACAAAAATAATGCAAAGCATTTTATTAACATCTTTAATTAATAAAAAAGATTTTATTTTAAAAAAATTAAATTAATTATTTTTTTGCGGAGCTAAACAATATTTAATTTTACCCAAATTAGCGATATTATATAATATAGTAAGTGGATAGTCTGTTTTGAGATAGATCTCTACCGTAGAACATAAATTAGTGGATTTACAAAATAAAAGAATATATTTAATATTAAAAAGACCTTCCTGATAAGTTTCATTCTCTTCTATATTATTATTAGATTCATTAATTTTAACTAACTGTTCAGCAAAATCTCCTTTTGCTGAAAGAATAAGTTCTTTTGAATTAGATTTTAAAAAAATTTCATTGGAAACATTTGCTAACTCAGATATATAAGTTTGAAAGTCTGCTGAAGGCATTGTTATATAAGAATTGAATGAAATATCTGGAATATTATATATTTTTTCGTCTATGTCTAAAATTTTAATTTTACTCTCTATAGTTGTCTTTTTAGAGCTATTAGTGGTTCTAATGGTTAAATATGTAGCATCGTTTTCATAAATACTAAAAGAAATCATATCTGAGTGTTTTGTGCCTTTTAATATTTTATAGATTGAAACTAAATTGATACCTATATTAATTTCCTTTTCACATATATATTCTTCAAACTTTTCTGAATAAAGAATTAAATTTACTATTGCACAATTTGTATTATCTATTGTAGTTAGTTTAATCCCTGATTTATCGACTGTAAAATTTACATCACACAAAATATTTTTAAGCGCTTCAAATAAAATTCTTATTATATTCGTCTGAACTGTAGTAAAACTAAACAAATATTTTGAAGACATTTGTTTAGTTTTAAATTACTTTTTTAAATTACTTTTTTAAATTACTTTTAAAAATCTTTAATTTTATCATCGTCCTTTGGATCTACTGCCGCGTGTCTTTTCCAAATCAAATTACAAGGAAGTTTCTTGATAAAACATTTTTTACCACTTATAGGAGTATCGTTAGAAATAAAAATAAGTAAACCATCTTCAAAATTGAAATCTTTATATCGCGGATGATCTGCAAGTATATCTTTAAGTTCGGGCTGCTCTTCGCGGTCGTTATAAAAATTACACAGCGGTCCTAGATAAGGAGTCACGTGATCGGTGATATTAATTTCATTAAAGAAGATGTTTTCTGGATAATATAAATACTTAGCGGGTTCAACTTTAAACTTATATATAGGGAATCGGATGTCTTTTCTATAAGTGATATATTTCATTAAATTTCCATTAAACATATACTCGATTGTAATGTAAGTTATTTCGTCAGTCTCTTCTATAGATTTTATAGTCTCTTCATCCAATTCAAACTCAACTAGTTCTTTTCCATTGTCTGTTTTAATTCTATAACATATCAATGTATATTCGTCCTTTTCTACTATATCTTCAAAAGACTTATATTTAACCACGTTGATAGAGTTATAAATGTTAATAATTCTTTTAATTAAGTATCCAGAAGAAAATAATCCTAATACAGTATACAATGCCAACATCTATTTAATTTAAATATTTAAAGAATTCTTTAAATAACTTTATAAATGAATACAGATGAAACTATCCCACTTAAATCAAAACGAGGGCGTAAAAAAAAATGGGAAAGTTCTTCTATTAAAAATTATTCAATAAACGTGTGCGAGTCGGTTGTATTTGGCGAACATGATAAAAATCCTGATATAGTTAAAGATCCTTCAAATGGAGATAATTTAAAATTTGGAAATTTAACTATAAAAGTTAAAGGCAAGGAAAAGACTAATTTTAATATTACTGATTTTTTAAATAAAAGTAAAAAAAGTAATTGTTTATTAGATATTTCCGACGAAGAAGACGAAACCAATTTTAAAATATCACGTGCTAAAACTGTAGTACATGCTAAAAATAATGTTATGTTAAATAAAAATGAAACACGCTGTTATTATTGTCATCATCCATTTGACAACTTACCTTTTTATATTCCATTAAAATATTGTGAAAACTTAGATAGATATAAACTTTTTGGTAATTTTTGTTCTCCTAATTGCGCAAAATCATATTGTTTGTCCAATAAACTTCTTGAAAACAAAGTTTATTTGTTGTGTCAATTTTATAAAAAACTTTTTGGTCCAAGTTTTAAATTTCCCCCTGCTCCCAGTTTTTTAAAGTTAAAAGAATATGGAGGAACTCTTACAATAGAAGAATTTAGAAATTATAGATATGTTAACGATAGCTACACTTTAAATAACATAGTCTGCGAAGTTATATATTTAAATTAATATTATAAAGTTTAAATACTATTGCTATTAATAATAACAAAATATAAAATAAATAATCCTTAATTTGTGTTAATAAGTAACTGTTAGGTTCTTCTGTATTGTAATCTTTATTAAAAAACCTAAATTCTTTCGTAGGTTTTTTATATTCATTCAATTGATTTTCTAAATATTTAATTCTATCTTCTGCTTTTTCCTCTTTGTTTCTATTATATACAGCTGACGCTGGATCTAAACTTCTAGTATTTGTAAATATTCTATCACCCAAAAATGAGCTATTGGATGGAGTGTTATAATTAGGAGTTTCGTCGTAAGTAGGAACTTTGTCATAATATAAAACCATTAATATTTATTAAAATACATAATATAAAAAAATTTAATTAAATTTATAGATTAATTGCTCGCTTTCCTTTTTGATTGACTGTCACTTCTTTAGAAGTTTCTACCGAGCCAGTTGAAACAGTATCGTCATCCTTTAGAATATGTGAAAAATTTGAAGAAGGTCCAGATATATCTCCAAACATATTTTTTGGAGCACTTTGTGTATTTTGTTGCATCATATTCTTAATTATATCGGCAGTATTGGGATTTTCCTTGTTTGGCATTACTGAACTAAACATAGTTTTAGTCATATGAAACATAAATGCGCTACCGGCCAAAGTAACCAATAGTTGTAATTCAGGTGGCAAGTCTGCCCTGTGTTTATATTTCTCATGTAATTTAGTAAACACCGATTCGTAATCGTCTAAATTATCCATTATAGATTCTGACCAACCTTCTAATTTGGCACCAATTGGATCGAATTTTTTATTTACAAACTCTAATCCAGTTATTGCAGCAACCAGTATCTTTTGTTGTAATTTAATGCTCATCTCAATCTCTGCGTTATTTTTATGAAGTTCATATTCAAATTTTAATTCTGATAATTTTGAATTCATCGAAAATTTTTTAGTTAGTTCGACGCCCTTTTTTTCTAAAGCGTATAGTTTTAGTAATAGTGTTTGTTTTTCTTCTTTTTTATTGACACTAGACTTCTTATCATCTTCTGAATTTTCAGACATACTATCAGAATAATCGGATGATTCACTGTTTTCGGAATTACTTGGTTCAGAATCGCTATCGTATTCTTCCGAATCATATTTTTTTTCAGTTCGCGTTTTAGCACTATTTATAAAATTTTGATAATCTTCCTGATAAAATTTTGCTTTCTTTTTTGGAGCAGAAAATTTTTCAGATTTAAACGATTTTTCTATAGGAGCAGTTTTTACACTTGGTTCATCTGGTTCGACTGTACTATCGCTATCATCCGCATCTTCGTGTTCGATAGAAATTCCGTTAATATTAATAGGATTTTTTACACTTATTGGCGTATAATCCTTTTCTGCTTCAACCTTAATTTTTGGTACAAAACCGCTCATTTAATCTAATAGTTTAAAATATTTTTATATTTAATAACGCATAAATTATTAAATGTAAAAGTATTATTTAAAAGCATAATTAATAATATATTAAATGATAAATACTAATATTTTATACGCTTCAGGTATTCTTTTTTATAGTAAAACATTGGATAATACTCTCTTTTTTTTATTGGGAAAGGATCATGAGAACAAATGGTCAAATTTTGGAGGTAGATGTGAAATAAACGACAAATTCGACGCTGAGGTAACAGCATCTAGGGAGGCATGGGAAGAAAGTATAGGTGCTATTTACGATTACGAAACTATTAAAAATACCCTTAAATCTAAGAATATTAAATGTATCACTTCTAAAACACCTAGCGGTCACCCGTATTACATGTATTTATGTAAAATTCCGTTCAGCCCGGTTTATAGAGATAGGTTCATTTCTACTAAAAAGTTTTTATCCAATATTAAAACCGACCCAAAATTTTTAGAAATGACAGATATTAAATGGGTTTCTATTGATACTATTAAATATTCAATAAATGATAAAAAATCTTTTATTAAACTTAGGCACGTTTTTGAACAAACTCTCAAAACCAATATTAACGAAATTTTAGATTTATTATAATCTCTTTAATATAATTCTATCCTGTTCAATCGGGGTTATAGGATTCTCTATTCTTTTAACTATAGACCTAATAGGAATAAAATTTAAGTTGTTATTTTTATTAATCGTTTGAAAAGTTCTAATAACTTTCGGATCAAATTCTTTATATATAATAGGTGGCATATTTAATACATTTTTCTCAATTATATCATCAAATGTGCGCGGTTTTATTGTATCATCAAAATCTGGTACATTTGAAGTAAAAATCTCAGAAATTGAGTGCTGATTAGTTTTAATTTTAATTATATCATCTTTGTATACGTAATTTGGATTCTGCGACGTTCTAGTACTAATTTCATTGTACATGTATTTAATTTTACGCGGAGGCTCTAACTTTGGAACAATTTTTATTTGTACTTTATTAGTATGATTGTTAATATTTTTAATTATATCATCTTCATTAAACTGTAGTAATTTTAAATTTGATTCTTTGGCCGGTTTATCTACCACTAAAGACATTATATTATATTATAATATATATAATTTAATTAAATTTAAATATATTTTTAGCTTCGGCAATTCTATTAGAATTATCATATAATACGTTTTTATTATCATTTGCTATCATTATATTCCTGGATCGGTAAAAATCGTGGGGGCTTGGTTTATTCTTTAATACAATTTCATCTGGTAAACTTGGTAATGTATTTAGTGCTCTTTTAGCAGGATTTATTATTCTTACATGGGGGGGAATTTCTAGTCTATCTTTACCTAGACGTTCCCCTACTAATTTTATAGAATTTTTAAAATGATCAAAATCTTCTATGTATTTTTTTACCCCTTCCGGCAAAATTACGCTACTTACAAAAGATTGAGTTTTGGACTTGTTAATAGGAATTTTTTTGCTAGTACTAACATCTACTGTTTTTAAATATTTTGATTCATATGGAAAATTATCTTTATAAGATATGAAATTTTCCGTTAGTCCTTTTTCATCTGTTACTTTTAATGAAGGTTTAGAAAACAACTTTGCCGAAGTACCTACGTTAACAGAAGCTATCTCAACCGTTGTTTTACTTTCTATATTATCACTTGTTTCATTTAAAACATCTCCCATTTCATTAAATATTTTAACTTTTTGTGACTCGTCCGCTGTTTGTGTCAAGTTCGCTGTTTGTGTTAATTTCGAATCGTCTAAAGTAGCATATTCCACCTTTTTTGGTTCGGATTTTTTACCATTAATTTTAAATCCTAACAGCGCCAGCGAAATGATTAATAATAAAATCAGCGATCTCATTTAGTAATAATTAAATATTTTAATTAAATAATTTTATTTAATCGAAGTATTTAATCACTGTATTGTTACTCTACAAATTGGACAAGTGTCAGACCGTTTTGATAACCAAGTTTTAATACAATCGTTACAAAAAATATGTTGGCAACTTAATTTAATATTATTAGATTTATCCTCCATACAAATTGGGCAGGATATATATAGTTCATATTTTTCTAAGTTATCAACCTGTTCAATAGATAATACATTTTTTTCTGTTCTAAATGGTGTAAATATTAAGCGTAAATCTATCGTATATTCAGGAGATTCAAAATAATTTTCAGGAAATCCAAAATATCTTAAAAGCAACGCTCTAATCAATTCATTGTCTGGAAATTCTTCATCTTGAGTATCTTGAGTATCTTGAGTATCTTGAGTATCTTGAGTATCTTGAGTATCTTGAGTATCTTGAGTATCTTGAGTATCTTGAATAAAGTATCTAACTAATATTGTATCGTTAATAAAAGTTAAATTGGTAATAGTTCTAATTAACATTTATTATTACATTATCTAATTTTTTTAAATTCTTTAGTAAAACTATTTTTAGTTTGTTCATTTTCTACATAATTAATTTGTGCTCCGGAATATGCTTTAGTTTTACCGTCGTCTACTATTTTAGAAGCTGTAAATGAAGGAGCTTCAGTTATAACAAAATTGTTACTTGACATCGTATAATCTATATTTGGTTGCTTTCTAAAATTGTCAAAGCGCTCTAAATCTAAGTAAGTTAAATTATTTAAGGATTTGTTACTATTTTCCATTTTAGCCAAATTAAAATCCATTTATACTATATTAATTTATTTTTTTTTAAAATTAATACAAATCGTTAACTCTTAATTCATTTGCTATATCGGTTTTAACAACGTTGTTAGATATTTTTCCTCTAACAAAATTATTAATAGGTGCTGTATTATATTTTTCATCGTTTAAATTTTCTTCCTTATTTTTAGATGTATTATTTTGTATAAAATATATTTTAGAAAGATTATCTGTATCGATACCTTTTTTATAAGTTATATTAGACATACTTTTTTTATTCGATATTTGATCTAATAACTTTATTTTTTCTAAATCAGTAGCGTTTTCAAATTCTGTTTTATCTATGCTTTCTAATAGTTTATTAAAATCTTTGTTGTAAGACATATCTTTGTTGAAAGATAGAAAATATATTACCACTGACAAAGTAAGTGAAGATATTCCAGCAAGAAGTATTTCGTTATAATTACTAAAAAACATTGCAGACACGGCGGTTACTAAAATTATTAATCTTGTTAATGCATTATATCTAAAATTTTTATCTGGACCACTGAATGGATTTACATCTAAAGAATGAAATAATACGCATATATCGCTCAGCCAATATGACGTCATTTACCTATAATTAAGAATTTATTTTATTTTATTTAAAAACTTTATTTGATCCCCGTTTTTAAAATTTTCAATTTCATCTTTATAATCAGATGCATATAATTCATTATATTTATCAAACAATTCTTTGTTATTATTAACTACTATTTCTCCTAATACAAAAAGAGATTGAACATAATCCCATATCGCTTTTTTAGTTTTAGGAGTCAACTCATTCCAATAAGCGTCTAATCCGCAGTCTTCTGTAAAATTACCGAAATTTTTAACCTGTTCATTAATTTTTTTATCTTGCAAAAAAAAAGATTCGTTCCTATTTTTAATTTCATCTTTATAATTGATACAACCTGCCATAAAAATATTGACAGGTGTTTCTGGAGACATTTCTTTCATAATCATAAAAAGTTTTCTATAAGTTTTTATCTTTGGCACATCAAATTTAGATATAATTTTTTCTAAAAACTCTTCGAATAGTTTGTTGAAGGTTTCTATTTCTTTTTTCATTATAATAATAATAATAAGTTTTTTTTTTAAATCATTTTATTAAATAAATACTAAATGGATTCAGATCTCAAAATTAACAGCACTAATTTTTTTGTTAATAAGGTAGATTCTTTTTTAGATATTATCGATATGAATATTCTTAAAACTAGATTTCCCTTAGACTCGGAAGATTCTCCAAGAGGTTTTTACAGAATAAATTTTGCCGAGAAAAAGAATATGGGCGCTGGGACAATTAATTCAAATTATAATAGACCACCCGTTGGACCAATTAAAAAAGGTCTCTATTGTAGTTACTGTTATAAAAAAGGTCCTCAATTTCATACAAATGAATGTCCTTATCCCGAAGATAAAAGTTTATATTTAACACTGGGTGGGTTCAACGAATTTGTAATTAAAAATAATTCATATGATGGAGATTATTTTGAATTAAAAACAAAAATAATAGATGGAACAATAACTCAAGAGGAATTAAATAATGAACTATTATTTATTATAGATGAAGTAAAATTATCTGAACAACAATTTAGTTTAGAAAGACATTCCAATTTATTATCAAAAATTCAATTTTCTGGAATAGTTAAAAAAAGAGGACCAAAAAAATTGGCTAATAAAACTGCCACTACTCAATTTTTAAATAGCGCTATAATTTTTTATAAAGATGGTCTTGTAAAAACTTCAATAAGAGTAAGTAAAAACGGATTAATTAATTTAGTTAATATCCCTAAAGAATTAGAAAAATTAAATTTTTTAATTAATACTTTAATTGATAAAATAAAACAATCTGGTGCTGTAGACACAGAAAAATTTGAAGAAATTACTGGATTACCAGACTTTGAATACTTGCCTTATAAATCATACACACATTCTATTACTGCCCAATTTAGCGTATCTAGAAGTTTAGAAATAAATTTTGAAAATTTGAATAGTCTAATAGCACCAACCGATCCATATGGAAATTTGCTAAATACAGAACACACAATTCTTGAAGTAACTAATACTGGATTTACTATCATAAACTTAAAAGGAGTTAAAATAATAGAATGGTCTTTTTCTTCAGGTAAAATGTCTCGTAATCAAACGATGATAAAAGAATATATTAAATTTGTATCAATCCCTGCACCCGGAATTAAAATAACTGGAATAATAAATAAATACGGTGTAATTATGTTAACTATGTCAAGATGTGGAGATAAAATAATTAAAGAATCTTTATGCGGTGACACTTTTACACCCCTGTCGGTTAATTATTTCAATTTATTAAAAGAAGTTTTTATAGATTTGTTTACTAAAAACGATAAATTTCTTCTTAAAAAAACTTTAGAAAGCGAAATAGTAAAACCGGAGCGAAACACACTATCTGGATACGCGCCTGCACATTGTAGACCAATAAGGACACGAAAATTAAAAGACGGTACAACCTATTATGAAGAGATGCATCCCGTCCCTTATTCATGGAAAGGTAAATGTCCGGATCCAAATTATCAATTTTTAGATCCGTTGGGCTCTGCCGACGAAGAAGGTATCAGGTACCCATGTTGCGAAGCTAAAAGTAAAAAGTCTATAGAAAGAATGAAAGAATATTTAATCAAGGGATTTCCAAATGGTGCTGACTCTAAAACTAAATCCGATAATTTTTTGAGTTCAATTACAGAAAATGAAGATCCTTATTCTGGGATTATAATTTTTGGAAGTAACAATAAAGGAGCAACCGCTAAAGTATTAATAGATGGTAATTTTGAAACAGTAACAGTAATTAAAAAATTATCGAAGAAAAACAATGATTATCAAGTTAGAAACAACAGGACCGGTGAAATTTTGGAAGTTAGGGGAGAAGATTTCGAAAGAGAAAGTAGATATTTTAGAGGATTAAATACTTTTACAAAAAATGAACTATTAATGTGTATAAAAACAAATCTTTATAATTTAGATCTTAAAATTAACTCTCGTGGAGAGTTAGTTCATAATTTAATATCCAATTTAAATGAAAAATTTAGTCCACGCCATAGAACAATATTCTTAAACTTAATGGGTTCAACTAAAATCAAAATGAGAGATTTAACTTACAATAGTGTATTAGATTTAACTAAAAATACATATTTTCTTAAAAATGTTGGAACTGAATCCAATAACTTCTTTTTAGTGCTTTCTCCTGAAGGTAATTTTTTTATTAATGAGAATTTTAATGTCTTAGAAACAGATATTCAAGAAATATCTACCGATACAATTATTTTGAATGGTTTTTTAACTTTTAACTTTATTGAATCTAAGTATGTTTACACTATAATTACTTTAATATACTACAATGAAAGTTTAGAAGAATATACATTTATAGATCGTGAATTAATTCTAAGGGAATTGTTATCAAAATTTAGTGGAATTACAGAGATAATATTTGTTTATCCAGACAATTATACAGACTTAATAGAAGGATCTAGTGTCATAATAGAGGCTAACGATAAAAATAAGATGGTATTCATTAATAGCGAAGATTTTAAAGATAATATACTATGGAGTGATAAAGATAAATATTCTGATATTATAGAATTACAAATACTTAATATAAACTATATTACATACACAATCGAATTTGGTTATGAAGATAAAGAATTTCCTAGTAATATTGGAATAGATTTAATTAAAAAATATACATTCTTTGAAAAACTTCCAGTGGGTTTAAAAGTTGGAGATTATATAAAACTTAAAATTAATCGCGACATAAATGGAAACATCGTTCCAAATCGAAAACTAACTATAATTAAAAAAACTACAAAAACATTTAATTATGAGTATATTGTAGATTTACTATTAGTTAAATTTTTTCCTATTAATTACACTTTTTATAGTCAAGCTGATAGATGGTATTATTTTGATAATACACTAGTTTACGACGGTGAAAAATTAACGTTTACTGAAGATTTTTAACAAAAGTTTAAAAATATCGTCTAATACTACATTTTTTGACAACAATTCTATTTCTATTTGAAATACTTCTCTGGAATCTTTTGTTTGGGTAAAACTGCGATCCATAAAAACTACGTCTGTTATTGCCGTAAAATCAATTCTATATAGATCAGCAGGTTCAGTGTATGTCATTCTATACTTTCTCTGACCGTTTCCTACGTTGTTGAAAATATCAGACGCTATTTCGGAAGATCTAGAAAATCTAACATCAAATCCTGCTATAGATTTAAGATTAACGTCTATATTTAATATTCTTTTTTTATTAATGGAATTTAAAAGTATGTATTTTCCAAAATCTTTTGAGTATGCATGACGAGTTCTTATCTTACTTTCTTCGAAATCGCTGTACAAATCTACGTAATCTTCAACAAGCTCTTTGAAATTTAAACTTCTAACTATATTTAAGTATGCTATAAAATCGTCCCTTGGTATCTGAGGATTAAATCCCTTACCAATAATTCCCAATCTTAATTCTACTTCATTGTCACTAGTAGGATCTATAGAATCAATCATTTCTTTTAAAGATAACTTCTGTCCTTCTTGAATATATGTAATTTTACCATTTACTGCCAAACAGTTCAATAATTTATTTTTAGAGGAATAATCTAACATTATTTTAAGAGCGTTTTTGTGTGACTGATTAAAAAAATAAAATAAATCTTTAATCAGTACGGGATTTTTGAAACTGTTAATTACATTTAATACAGTATTCAATGCATTTGGTTGAGATTTATCCGTTCTTACATCTTTGAATTCGAATTCACCAGACGGTGTTAATTTAAATTCTACAATTGAATTATTTTTAATACTTTCTGGTATTACAACTATTACTGGTTTGTAATTTTTTTGAAAAAGTACTTCCTCTTTATTAAACGTGACCAATACATTTCCAGTTGTTTTTGAAATTTTTTGAATTTTCAAATCTACTGTTTGCTCAGTTTGGGGTTTCCATTTAAATTGTTCATTTCGAAATTTGTTCCAAGTTCCTATTGTGTATAAAGTTCTATAAGATGTAAAAATGAGTCCGTCTAAAATTAAACTCTTCGAAATAAAAACAGATGTGTTAGCTTTGTTATATTTTTCTTTTAGCTTTGTATAATGTTGTCTTCTGCTCAATTTAAGATTATTTTGTAAATACCCGCTATTATTATCGTTATAAATTCCGCTAAACATATATTCTTTTGGTATGTTTGTAAGAAAATATATTGGTTTAAGTTCTACGTTAAACCATGGAACTGATTTAAGCGCGTCAGTTAATTTGGGAATCATATCCGGTACGTAAGAAGGTGTTTCTATTAACTTATAGAGTATATCGTATCTCTGAATATATGTCCACGGTACTGCTCGTGGAAGATTATCAAATGGAATTACCATCGATACAGACTGACCTATTACAGTTTCTCCGTTAACAACGTTTATATTTCCTGGACCATATAAAATATCGAATGCCATAAAAGATACTCCAGCAATTTCTCTAAAGTTTAATTCTTTAAAAGAATTACCCAAGGAATCAAAAAATACTAATTCTCCATCTATTAACATTTCTTCCCGGATGTCTACATATGGCAGAACGTCCCTTGATTTGTCCCTGATTGTATAAAGATTCATATTTCTATCTATAAAACAAACCACTCTTTTTGGAGAATCGTCTATTCTAGGTCCAATATACATTAAAACTCGTGTTCCATCAACTTTTTGAGTAACCGTATAAAAACTTTTTCCTACAGGATCTATATTCGCTAAAGTGTGAACATCTTTTTTTTCGAGAGTTATTGGAAGACCTCCTATGAATTTTTTGGTATCATAGTTTTTGTTCCTTGTAATCATATTCTTTACAAAATTTTCAAAATGTTTAATAAGTTGTACATCCCTTATTAATTCCATATTAATTAATATTATGTAATATATTTTAATATAGATTAATTTTAACAATATTATCTAAACTGAGGCAAAACGTATTTATAATCTAAAAAATTAAATATGTCTTCTTCGGTTTCGGGAATCGGTTTTTGTATTTTTTCAAGATACGCTTCTTCAGAAACTAGCGTTCCGTTTTTATTAGTTAAGTAGCGTTCATTAAGAGAAAATCCTTTTTTGAGAGCATGAGATCTCATTTTAAGATTAAATTCTTTTGAACCTGTAGTAAATAATAACGCAAATGGAAAAACCTCTAACGAATAATAAAATATATCGACGTGTCTAAATGTATCTAGTATTTTTGCTATTGCCATAATCTTAGTTTCCCCACTTGCTATAACATTTTCTATAGTGAAAATACCAGATTCTATTAGATTTTTATAAAATCTATTCATTAAAAATTCGTTATATGTTTTAGAAATAATTAGAACATCTACATCTCCAGAGTCTTCTTTTTCGCGTCTATAAGATCCAGAAAGTATAAGTTCTCCTTCCAAGTTTAAACTATCTAGAGTCTCATCAAAAATAGCTGTTAAAATGTCTTTCCAGTTATTCATTTCGGATCTCGGTATTCTTTTTTGTAAATCGTCGTAATGTTTTAAACCAATCGCTTGTTTTGAATTAATTACTTCTTTATTTACAGAATAAAGTTCTTTTAGTTCATCTACAGTTGTTATGTCAAATTCTTTATATAATTTGATGGCAGTTGCTTTACCTATTCCAGCAATTTTAGACAAATTCTCTATTGCTAGAGATTCTTCATCCATTTCAGTTTCTTCTTCAATTTCTATTCCATCTGCTGTTCCGGTTTTCAATATTGTATCAATTTTTTGAATAATAGAACTTTTCCAAGTTCCATTTTTTTGCTTAAATTTTTCTTCATCTGCCAATGTCATCCCACCATCTCTTAGAAATTTTATATAGTCTTCTGTTGTATTTAAATTGTCGTTATCAGATAAAATAGAAATTGCTTCTTTGTATTTTTTAATTTTAAACGTCCAGTTTTGCTCTTTTGAAGATGCTATTCTATTTATAATTTGTGAAAGAACCTTTTTAACTCTTTTAACATCCACTTTTTTAACGTCGGCTTTTTTTTCAGTTTTATCTGGATTTTTAATGTCAAACCGTAATCCTCTATAAACAGGATGTCTAGGTACTCCGTCGTCTGTCATCTCCATATAACTAAAAGATACCACAGCTCCTATTGGAATATATTCTGCAGAAGCTGGCGAGTTATAGTATTTTCTTTGTATGTCTGTAAAGCCGGTTCCTATATTAGAAAAAACCCCTGTTACTTTTCCATCTTTTAACATTTCACAACGCAAAGCTCCAAGCATACCCTGTAATCTTCCCTCTCCTGGTAAATATCCCCTAACTATACATTCTGCGTCTTCTTTAATTTTGTATTTCAACATATATTTACTTCTTTTTTCTTCATAAGGAGATCCTGGTGCTCTCAACATTATTCCTTCTGCTCCGTTTGAAGTTAAATTAGTATATAGATTTACTAGTTGTTCCATTGATTGAATCTTAATTTGTTGAGTAAATTGTAATGGATAAATTGTTTTATTTGGATATTCTAGTTTATCCCAACATTTTTTCCTATCTAAAACAACTGTTTGTAAAAATTCCATTCTCTGTTCAAACGGTACTTTAAGACTTGGTACATCAAATACTTTAAAAATTACCGGATATCCGTTTTTACCAGACCATATGTCGTCGATTTCGTTTTTAGAATAAGTAGAACCTGGTTTAATATTAGACAACTTTCCAGTAGATTGAAACATTCCTCTCCCTATCCAAATTTCACCATCCAAAGCAATACCAGGTGGTAATATTTTATAGAACCACTGCGGTACATAAGTGTAAACTTTCGGATTTCCTAAGCCAGAACCTCTCGAAATTATTTTTTCTCCATCCCATAGAGCTCTTATTCCATCCCATTTTTCAGACGCCCACCAGTTTAAAGGTGGTTCATTAATTCCCAATTCTTTAGATAACTTATCCGATAATTTTACGATAGATCCGGTTTTTGCTTCATATAAATTTTGCCCAGTCATTACTTTAAGATTTTTAACGTAAATTTTGTCTTCTACTATAGAAATATCTTGAACTTTTGGATAAACCGATTTGTATCCTGAAAAACACTGTGTATTTTCTTTATATTTTTTAAATTCAACAAAAGAATTAAATCCTAGACTCAGCGCTAATTTAGTTAAACATTGCACCAGTTTATTTTTTTGAGTATTAATTATTAACCTGTATTCTTGATTAAATCTAAAAGAATTGAATGAATCAAAACCAGATTGTAAAGACAATTTAATAAGGCATTGTTCAAGTTTTATTTTTTGTTCTTGAGTAATCATTTATAATTTTAACTATAATATAATTTTAAATATAATTATTTTATTCTCGCTGTAAATTGTATTTTTCAAAAGACTTAATTGTATGAGGACAAAGGTCGCGAATAAGTTCTTTAATCGCATCAGCGTACTGTTTAATTTCTGGTTGAGCATTAGAAGCTGACCTTAGTCTTATAAAATTAAGAAGATTATGTAGATCTATACACCAATAAAATTCTGTATACATATTCAACGGAAGGCCAATTCGCGCCATTTCTTTAGATACACCCAATTCAATTAGTTTGTTATACATAGAGTATTGTTTACTTGCAATTTCTATGTAATTTTTGAATAAATCAACTATTTCTGGATCTGTAATTTCTTCGCCAGACATCTGTTTATTAAATTCACCCTGTACGCATATCTTTTCCGGAACATAAAACTCCGGCTTCAAAACAGAATATCTTCCAGAAATTTCGTTTACATTTGCAGTTCGGTGTCTAATCCACTGTCTTTGAATAAATATCGGACATTTGACATGAAACTTAAGTTTAACCATTTCAAAAGGGCTAGTATGTTTATGTTTAAGTAGAAAATCGATTAGTTTTGAATCTTGCTCCGGAGTTTTAATTCCCTGATCTAGTGAAACCCGAGCTGCCTGAACTATTGCGTAATCGCACATCATTTCTGTGCAATCTTGTGGTATAACGCGGGGCATACAATCTACAAGTTTTACAAATCCAGCATTTCCAATAAATTTTTGCTTATCCGTAAGATCAATAATTTTGTCCATTTATAAGTTTATGTTTTACTTTTTTAAGTAACTTAAAAATAAAGTTTCTTAAAAAAGAAATAATGAAATTTTTTATTACTATTCAACCTTTAAATGGATATTACTGGGTAAATCACCCTACATACATGAAAGCAAAAAAAAATGAAGACTCCGGACTTGATATTCCTATGCAATTGTCTACTATAATTCCGGCAAACGTAAGATCTTTTAAAGTAAATTTGAACTATAAAGGTAATCAAACACGTCCGTATATGTTAGTTCCGCGGAGCTCTCTTGCAAAAACTAGTATAAGACTTGCCAATAGCGTTGGCATTATTGATAAAAATTACAGAGGCGATGTATGCGTGTGCATAGACAATCTTTCAGATACCGAAGTATTATTACAGGAAGGATGTTGCTATTTTCAAATAATTAGTTTCGATGGTAAGCTTCCAGAATTTCAACTTGGAGATGTATCTACGAACACCCAGCGCGGTACTGACGGTTTTGGAAGCACAGGAGCAACTTCTTAAATATTAAGACTATCTAAAGTACACTTAGAAGCGTTTTGTTCAGATTCTTTCTTAGTTTTACCAGTTCCTGTTTTATGTTTTGTTCCATTAATTATGACAACTGATGTAAATGTTTTTGTATGATGTGGTCCAGTTGTAGTTATTAATTCGTATTCAGGATTTGTTTGAAACTCTTTTTGACATTTGCGTAGAAGTATATCTTTATAATTATTATCTTCTTCGATGACATCGATATCTAAATACTCCTCCAAAATTCTAATAATAAATACTTCGGCATATTTAAATCCTAGATCCAAATAAATAGCACATATAAACGCTTCAAAAATATCTTCTATTATTCTATCGTTGTTTCGTCCTCCAATTGTTTCTACATTTTTACTAATTATCAAAAAATCGTTTAATTTTAGTTTTTTTGCTAAATAAGAAAGAGTCTTTCCATTAACAAGTTTTGTTCGTATGCGTGTTAAATAACCCTCTTCTTTGTCTTTGTACTTATTAAAAATAAAATTTGCGATAACCAGATTAACGACCGAATCTCCCAAAAATTCGAAACGTTCATAAGAATTATTAAGATTTTCACTAGATAAAAATCTTAATACACTTTTATGTATAAAAGCTTTCTGATAATATTCTAAATTTATGGGATTGAATCCTGTAATTTTAGTGATATCCTCTCTGGTGATACACCTGTTGGATTCGTTAAAACTTTTAAACATCATACTATAATATAGTATTAGCGTTTAAGTCGATTTATTATTGTATTCTTTTTTTAGGATTTCTTTTTTTTCTAGAACATCTGGATTTAATCTGAGACTTTGTTAAACTCTGAATTAATCTTGGAGTTTTTGAATCAACACGTTTACTTGGTCTACAATATGCTATACTCGATTTAGTTTTTCTTCCACAAGGTTTTCTTTCAGGCCACGCGCATGCATCTATCCACTTTTCTTTATACCAGTTTCCTAGATTTGTCTTGCCTTTAGATCCTCTGTATTTACCTCCGGCGTTTTTATACATTTTAACTAGTCTACCAGAATCATAAGCACCCCAGCGTCTACCTTTTATACTTTTTTTAATTTTATTTTTAACGGATAAATAAAGTTTTTTATTAACCACATTGTTAGGAACCGAATATCCGAATAAATTAGTAAGTTCTATACCATCTGGATGTTTATCAATTTTATACCGCTTTGGATTAGTATTCCAAATTCTTTGTATTTTTCTAGAAGCATTTTTTTTAAGCTTATTAGCAGATTCTCTTAATTTTTTACCTAAAGTGTAATTACTATTATAACGTTCAGTTGGAAACATACGAGCCATTTCATCTTCGAACATACGATCGTGAGGATCTAAACCAAGGTTTTTTAATCTTTTGCTTCCGAGTCTATCTCCTACGTTGTAAATTTTTTCTCTAAAACTCCTAAGCATTCCATATTTAGAATTTTTAGATTTTGAATTTTTTGAATCCCTGATGGGCAAAAACTGCTCTCCATAATTAGACTTTAAATTTTTTGAACCCCTGATATTCGTTGGAAATCTACCGGTCTTATTATAGATTTTTAGCCTTCTTTTATAATCGGCAAGACTAGCACTAAGCGTTGGTTTATTTGCGAGTATAAATTTTGTTAAAATTTTTATATTTGTGGGGTCTTTTGTTTTGATATTTTTAATATTTTTAATTTTTTTACCAAATCTACGCGTAATAAATTTTCCGTTTTTAATAAATGTAATTTCATATTTATTTTTTTTATTTCTTAGTTTTCTAAATCTAAGAAATTTAATCATTTGTAATATACAAATTAAAATTATTTTTTTAGGTATTTATTTAAGTTTTGAGGACTTAAATAAGCATCTCTACAAATTTTAGGAGTGTTTCCGAGTTCTTGAGCCGTATGCTTTACTCCAGCAGAAATGCTTGCCTTTCGTTCTATTTCGGTAGTTCCAATTTTTGTATTTTTCATGAAATCGTTAAAAATCTTATTGGCGCAGTAAGTTCTAATATCCTTGCATGTTATGTTAGTTTGAACTTTTTCTTTTAAAAAGGAATTTAAATCGTGGGAAGTAATCTTATTACAATTTTCGTCATAAAATAAATAGTCTCCTTTTATTTTTAAGACTTTATTTATAAAATTCAAACTATTTGGATTTTTAATAATTTTATTGTGTAAAATTCCCTTTTTACCTACAAAAGATAAGGTTCCATTTTTGTAGTGTTTTTTAAGCAAAGTCGTGATACCGTGAGTTCCATTTTCTTTCTTATAAGATTCGTTTCCAACACGAATGTTCAATTCTTCCATTAATTTTATAATGTTTGCTATAACACAATTTTTTGAAAGATTGTTTAAAGAAATATTATTACGCAAAACTCTCGAATATTTTCCATAGTCGAATGTGTTCATTTTATTAAATTTATTTTTTTTGTTTCTTTCTACATATTCTTTGTTATATATGTATTGTTTTCTTTGTTTTGAATCATATCCAGTTGCCTGTAATTTAGATTTAGAAAATTTGTCTATTTTAACATTTTTCCAATTTGGGGGTATTCTTAAAGATTTAATTCTTTCTAGATCTTCCTTGTTAGCGCCTTTATAAATAAATTGTCCGCCGATTTTTTTCCTTGTTATATAACTTGTGATACTCGTCATATATTATTTAATAATATTTAAAGTATTTATTTTTGCCGTATTAATTAGAACTTCCAACGGTGTTCGCAATTGTGACACGTTACATAGGTAGTCATAGGTTCATCTGCACTTCTTGTTTGAAGTTGATAATAATCAGTTTTCATAGATTTACATTTTCTACATTTAATCATTCCGTCAGGTTTTTCTACGGGATTTTTTAGAAGTTCTGGAACAGACAAGTCTTTCACTGCTTGCCAAAATTCAGGATACATATCTTCTTTAGTCATTTTGCACACATCCTGGGGAGCAATTTTTCCAGTCAGTATTTGTTTTTTAAAATCGTTGCTATTTGGTGTATAAGAAATATTTGCTAAAATTTGTCTCGCCTTTTTAGAATATATTTTTAAAAAGTTAGCATCAGACCATTTTAGATTGAAATTATTACTTTTACAAATTTCTATAGTTGAGTTGAAAATTCCTTTTTCCATATTAATTATTATTATATTTTCTTCATATGTATCTAGGAATTTTGCTGCATTTTTAATAAAGATTCCTCGTCTGAAAGACATTTTTAATTATTTAATATTTAAACGTTTAATACTTATTATTTTTAACAATTTAAATATTATTTATATTATAAATGACTGAGAACGAAAATTCATTCAATTATACATATTTTTTTATAGGCCTCGGAATATTTTTTGCTATACTTATAGCTGTAATAGTTGCAAATATGTCATATGAAAGTAAGTTTGGAAAATTAAGTTCTTATTATTTACCTATATTTTCATTTGGAAAAATAGACTTTCCACCTCTTGAATTTTAAACTCTTTAAATAAATATATTTATATTACTTAAAATGGGTAATGAAGAGAAAAAAAACGATGTAAACTATTATTTCAAACTTTTTATCAAAATAATTTTGTTTGTAACGTCTATATACTACATTTATAAATATAGGGCAACGATTCGTAGATATATTTCTCTTATAAATAGATGGCTTAGATTTTCAAGTCCGTTGAGAAATATAAATACAAGGTTTAGAAATTTTCAAGATCGAGGAAATAGAGCACAGCGTGAACAACTTATAAGAGAAACTGAATTAGATTTACCAGGGGAAGAAAATTTTATGGACGAAGAACAATTTCCTCCGGATAATTTAGATTTACCCGGAGGCGCTGTAAATGCCGCGGCGGCAATAGCAGGGGAGAGTCTTTTTAGAAATAGATTAAACGAAATTGAGGCCGAACGTTTGTCTAGTCTAGCTATCAACAGGGAACGTAGAATTCCTAACTGGACTGGACCTATAAAAGAAAGACGCGATGAAGCTAGTAGCCTAGCGTGGACTGAATCTCGTTCTAAAAAACTTGAAAAAGAACGAGAAGAAGATAAAAAACTACGTAGTATGGGAGTAGGTACTACAATACAAGAAATGAGAAAGTATATAATAGATAAAGGATTTATGATCCCTAAATCAGTTAAGGGTATATCTGAAAGACAAAATCTTGTTGATAATATACTTAACTATACTCTTATTCCGGCCTCTCAACCTATGCAACCCAGACCATTGGCGGAAGCGTCAAGTGGAGAACCATTAACTCCAGTACAAGTATCTGGTCAACAGTATGATATTCCACCTTTTCTTCCTGAGACATGGATGACTCAACCTCAGCGTAGCCAATCACCTTCAAATCAACTTTATCTTCCAGTAGATTTTGGAAAAAGTAGAAAACAAAAAAGAGTGCAAAAATTTAGAAGATAATTTTAATATATAGTATACCTTAAATGAAAGACGAGAACAAAAAAAACTCAAATTTAATCACGACAATTTTAGTACTTTTAGTACTTTTAGTAATCGGGGTTTTAAGTGTGATATATTTCAGATCACGGTACAATATTACTACTAATGCACGTCCCAGATTAACTTTAGATTTGTACGATGATTTAGACGCATTTATGCAATACGATTATTAAATTATTTAACTTAAAAAGAATTTTAATTTAAATTATAAATGATTAAGCGACTGTTTATTAATGAGGCATATAATCAAGCATTGAAGTCAGATATGAATTTTAACCACGGGGCAGTGATAATACATCGAGGGAAAATAGTTGGAAAAGGATTTAATACATATATCAATTCTAATTATAATTGTAAACAAAAAATTTCATTGCATGCCGAGGTGAGTGCTATTAATGATGCTCTCAGAAAAATGCATGTAAATGATCTTAAAAATTGTGAACTAATTATAATTAGAGTTAATAATTCTGGATTGTGCGCAAATTCAAAACCCTGTTGTAATTGCCAAAAATTTATTAGTCAATTTTCTATTAAGAGAGTTTATTATTCAACATAATTATTCCCAAAAAATATTAGGAGAAGCGGATGGTGGGCGAATATTTCCTTGATATCTAGATTTAATATATATATCATTTGGGGTTGACCCTACTGTATTACGTCTTCTAAATAAATTAGTAAAATTTTTATTATAGATTGTATCGTTAAAACTAGTATATTTTTTAGGAATATTAGTCTCATATACGCTTTCTGGAGATTGATAATCAACCATTAAAGGTTTTCGATACTGCTTTCCTGCTAGACTTCTGGGATATATTTGTTTAGATTTTAATATAGTCTGAATAAATAGATATAATATTACAGTTACTATAATTAAAACCAAACTAAAAATAGTTAAAAATATATAATATTCAGAATCGCTGTATGAACTAATTTTATCCTTTACATTAAAGTAATAGATAGTCATAACTATAGAAGAAATTAACAAGGAAAGCAAAAATAAAGGGATATTCATTTTATAAATACATTATATTTTTTTTATAAAATATATTGACTTAGGTTTTATATTTGAGTCATGATAGTTAAATAAACGGACAGTATATAATATATCATTCTTGTAAGAATTGAAATAGGATTATCGAATGGAGAATCTATAAGTGCTTCATAAAATACTGTAAACAACCATAAATAAATTATAATTAAATGAGAAATAAAAAATGCATACAATATATTACTATATTTTTTAATTTTTTCTGAAGAAAAAACTGTATAATAATAAATTGCTACTATTATAGCTGAAATTAAAAGTGGATAAAAAAGGTTACTCATTTATAATAATTTAATATTTAAATTTAATCTATTGGTCTATAAATGTCTCCACTATACGTCACATTTGGTATAGGCGCATATAAAGGTTCTATATTATACCCCGGGTTAACATTTGCTCTATTTGGTCTTAAATAGTTATATGCCCTACTTGTGTAATCGTACATTTTATTAGTTGCTGTGCGACCTCCTTTTATTGATCTATCTACAAAATCTGGACCCAAAAAATTTTTACCTCTAGAACTAATTTCTTTTTTAATAGTTTGTCTATTATTAATCAAAAATCCAAAGATGTTATAGAAAATAACAGTAAAAATAATAACAGTATATAAAAAGGTAAATTTATCGAAAATATAATAAATATAATCACCGAAACTTTCAAATTTATTTTCATCGTCAGATTGTACATAATATGCTATAACAATTGCCAACAATAACGATATAATTCCATTTACAAAATTTTTGATATTTATTTTACCATAACCAAAGACCATTTTATGGTAAAATAAATATTTTAATTAATTATAATGCTTTTTTTTAATACTTAATATTTTTATTTATTCGGCATGTTCAGCATCTTCTTCTACATCTGAATCTACGATTGAATATCCGGACAGTTTGTTAGTTTTGAATAGCTTTGCCTGAAGTAGCTTATAACCAACTCCAAATTGAGTCTTACCAACAAACCAAACACCGGTTGGTTGAATAAGACACACCATTTCACATCCCTTAGGAATTACGCTTAAATCTACATTGCCATCGTCGTCAATGATTTTAAGCTCATTCTTATTATCGTCGTAAATAACAAATTGAGGTTTTCCAGTTCTTGGATCTAAAGGAAGCTTCACCTTTAGAGTAGAATTCCACTTTTTATCTTTTGGAAACTTCTCAGAAGACTTATAAAATTCATTTACAAGTTCAGCGCTTAGTTTTTTTCCAAACCACTTATCACTGGTGGACGCGGTATTCTTAGCAGCCTCGTCGATATCGCGTACACTTTTTCTAAATGAAACCAAACTTTCGTTTTGAGAATCTTCTTCTCCCATAGAAAGAGAAATGTGATACTTTACAGGTTCACCATTGACTGGCTTAGACTGATCTACACCAAACGGAACTCGCATGCGAGCAGTTTGGAGTACAAAAGGTCCATTACGTTCAGCATCCCCAGGTTGATAATTGATAAGCACGCTTTGTCCACCAAGTTTGTTTGGTCTAGGGGGAAGAAAATTAACACGGTTAGCCTCGAATTCACCTGGGAGAATCTGCGTGAAAGACATTCTGTTTACTTATACTTTATAATGTGTCACGTCTTTAAGTTGGTTTAAAAATAGAAATTTATTTAATAATTATAATTAGATGTATATTATAATAGCTATTATAATACTAATCATAAGTTTAATTGAGTTTTATAATATCATTAAAAATTATAAAATAAGTTTTAGCGAGTACATTAAAATTAAAAAATTAGAAGAAAATATTTCCTTTCCTAAAAAATACAACGAATATTCAATTAAGGGCGATAAAATAATAGATCATTTGCCCGGATACTTTTTTATAAAAAATAGTTTTAACATTTTTATAAAAGAAGATAATAAAACCTTTTTAGCAAAAAAGGGTATATTTTATAATTTGAAATCAAATTTTAGTGTAGAAGTTTTAGATGTAAACGGTAAGAATACTTTTTATTACTACGTTAATTAAATAATACTTTAAAACTAATTCAAAACACAATACGAATCTATAAAATCACATATAATTACTATAGACAAACAGGATGTTGAAAATAATACAATATAAATATAAATGAGCAATTTTAATCTAAACAATGTAACGTAATAAATGATAAAATTATTAATGTCGTTATTTGTTGGATTTCTACATATCAAACATGTTTTATTAGTTTCGCTCCATTTTTTATAACATACACCGTGGATTTTATATTTTCCGCAACAATCAAAATTTATAAAATTATCACACTCCTCTAGACATATTAGACACGCATTCTGTTCTAAATTTATATTTTCAGTATCAGGAATGCTTACCATGATGTCATATAATTTAAATTGTGTTTATATTTGTGTTAATAAAATTGCTATAATTAAATTATATTAAAATAATTTAAATTAGTGAATAAAGAGATGTTATCTAATTATGAAGAGGATGAAACTTTTGAGGATCAAACCGATGAGAGAGCTCCGCTAGATGATTATACAATTTTTGAAACAGAACAGGATAGAAAATTAGACATTATTTTGAGTTTTAAAGAAATTATTTCAAGAGAACCCGAATTTTGTGGAATTTTTTCTTTATCTTCCTACGTTATTCTTACAATTTTTCAAAATTCCAGTGGTGTAATTTTGAAAAATAGAAAACTAACTTTAGATCAACATAGAATAGTTAACGCGTGTTATTTTAAATTAAATAACGAGCCTGTACACACCGACTATATTAATAAAATAGGATTCAATTTAATAGATAAAATGTATGTTTAAATAATATTTCTTTTAAGAAGTGGATTTTCGGTGTAAAATTTTTTAACAAGTTGAGAAATTTTAATTATAGATACAGTACTTACTCCAGATTTTTCTGATAAATATTGTAAAGTTACGGTTTTTTCTTTTAGTTCCTTCGCTAAAAAATCTATAATTCCGCATATCTCCTGTTCAGTCGGCGGTTCTGTCAGTTTTCCCTTTAAATCTCTAAGAACAAATTTTAATTTATCTTCTATTTTTTTAGGCATTTCTATTTTTCCAATCGTTTGATTTGGAATGTATTTTAAATAAGCACTATTTTTAAAAATTTCGTCGATTATATATTTAAAAGAATATATTGTTCCTGTAGTTAAATCTAATAATTTTGCTAAAATTGGAATATTAATATTCAAGTTATAATAGTTTAATATATAAAATATACACCAAGCCATTACCGATTTTTTTTCAAAACCGTTCATATCTGTTTTATTATTTATTATGTTGTACCACATAGTCAACGCTATTTTTCGAGCGTCGTCAAATGTTCTAGACAACTCTGGTGTATTGTACCTAGATTCAAGAGCGTCCAAGTATTTATTTATTATATTTAAATTATCAAAAAATTTCTTTTCATCCGGATCAGAGTTTAACCACGTACTAATTTTTGAAAGATCCACATTAAATTGTTTTCCGTCCTTCGTTATTTTAACAAAAACTTCACCTGGTGGTATTATCGTTCCTTTATTAAAATTAAAATCCACTTTAAAAGATTTAAAAGGATTGATATCGGTCTGAACTACAGTGCCACAATCTCTGCACGTTTTTTCAAAATTGCTTATAACAAAATTACTTGTACTACATAATTGGCATAACTGTTCAGAATGTTTATGCGTTTCTTTAATTTCTGTATCTTCTTTTATATGTCCGTGAAATCTTATGCAATTTATTAAAAATTTATTAATTCTACTTTTATTTCCTTTAAATTTTTCATTAAGTCTTTGATTTAGGAGTATTCCTGTTAGTCCTTTTGACATTTATAAATATCAAATTATTTTTTTTTAAATTAAAACTTTATATTAAATATGTACAACTGTAATATAATTATTAATACTTTTATAATTACTGCTCTGTGGGACGTAGTGCTTCGTAAATTAAGCGAAAATTATTATAATTTACCTACTGTAATTACAAATAATTTTCCTTTTATTGGTTATTTGATTCCTTATTTTGAAAAACACACATTACTGGATGCTGCTCTAATAGCTGGATTTATAGGAGCAGTTACTCAATATATAATATTGACTTTTATGAAAATACCCAAAAATTTTAATAGTTCTTTATATTTTTTAATATTAAGTTTTATAGTTAGTGCACTTTTTGGTTTTGTTATGAAATTTAGTAAACTATTTCCAAATTTAGATGAAACGTATTATAAGAGCTTAGGGTCCATAAGAGGCATGTATCACGACGGAGTTTCTGGACTAATAGTCCAAATTACGCTATTATTTTTAAATAAAATTATTTGATATTTTATAAATGTCTGACAAAATAGAGAAAATAGATAAAAAGTTAGACGAAATTTTACTTATTTTAAAAAAGGATATATCAAAAAATACAAAAAAAATGGGAGATCATATAGATTTTGTTGAAACTGTTTATGAAAATGTAAAATCTCCTTTAGGTTTTTTGTGTAATACAATTACGCATTACATGGGAAGTACAAGATATACATTACATAACAAAATTGATTATTTTAAAAAATTAAAATAATTCAATTATATAAATGAACGTTTTATTAGGGGTTTTTTTAATAGGCGCTATATCTCAGTTAATTTTTTTTAAAATAACCAAAGAGTTGCTATCGAATCCGGATATTAAAAAATTTTTACGAGTTGTTGTTGCTACAGTTATTATATACGGAGTTTATACTTATTTATCTAAAAGTGCAAAATTAACTAAACTTCTGATAGAAGCTGGGGCAGTAGGAATTTTGACCCTCATAATAGGTAAAATATCTACACAACTTGTTGTTGATTATGGAAGATTATATAATTTAGACTCGGAATACTCTACAGAAATAGTATTTATTACAACAGGTGTTTTAATTCATCTTTTTTGTGAATTTACAGGAATCAATAAATGGTACATAACTAATGGCGTGGCAGCAATGTAATAATTTAAAATAAAATTGTTTTCAATATAATAATGTCATTGTCTAGTTCAAACCCTATATTATATCCTTTTAGATTTTTACTTGATTCAGACGCTATTCAACTAATTGTTATAATCATTTTAATATTTAACCTTTATTACTATGGAACTAATGCCAAAGTTTTTACTGCTTGGGAAATAGCAAATACAACTTATAAGACCGCTAATAACATCGTAGAAACAATAAATAGAATAATTTTTGTAGTATTTTTAATAGCAGTTTTAATTTATTTAATAGGGTATACAATTTTTTACAAATAAAAAAAATTTAAAAACTTTAGTAAATAAAAATGAATTTTGAAGTCTTTTTAAATTTTTTACTCTCTTTGATAATATCTTACTTAATTATTAAATTTTTTAATAGACCTCCTTACAATAAATTTGAAACCCCGCGGGACTATTTCGAGTATTATGTAGTTAATAATACTAAAGATATAATTAAAACTATTCTTATTTTTCCATTTTTATTTTTAATAGTTGGATATATAAATAAAAAAACCAACGACAATCTACGTAGTAACTCTAATATAATTACTGAAATTATAAAAGAATTATATTTTAGTTTTGTAAATATAGCAAAAGGGGTAAATAAAAAAGCCTTAATTTTGTAAAATTATTAACAACAAAGAGCCCTCACGGGGGCTCGAACCCCGAACCTCAGGATTAGAAGTCCTGCGCGCTATCCAATTGCGCCATGAGGGCTCTTTGTTGTTTTATATTAATAGATTAATAAAACTCTCCGGAATTGTGTTGTCTATATCTGGCATAAATTTATTAATTTCTTCCTGATCGTGATATTTACAACCAAGAATTAAATTATTTATGTATTTATTAGCATTAGTTATAGTTTTATTTTCTCCAAATTTTTCTACATTTGAAACATAATACATTGCTATTATATAATTATATTTATATCCATAATATTTTTTACATACCTTTTTAATGGCTCTTTTTAAGAAATTTTCCGAATTTGCTTCTTTCGAGGTGTCGACTTTCCCAAGTCTGGAGGTGCTTCTTCTACCAGATCCGAGTCCGGGATAATAGGAGGACTCTTTTGAAGCTTTGGTGGTTCAGGAACTTCTACGGTATCTTCAAGCGCTTTCTTATCTTTGGCAGACATCGGATAATGAGGCTTTAGATATCTTTGAATATTGAAAAATGTGAGCGGTTGATCCGGATTACGAAGCAATGCCTTAAGTTGTTCAGCCGCAGGTGAACCTTCTAGACGAATATAGCGTTTATTAGTTGGATCTTGAAGTTCGTTTTCCTTTACAAACTTATTAATAGAAGTAGTTACTTCGTTTCGTGAATGTTCTGTATCTGCCGGGAATCCGAGAAACTTACATAGTTCGTTAGAAATAACTACAGGCTTGTTTATAGAAGCAATAACCTTAGGAGCGTCTGGATCTGTCTCGACTTCAACTTTGCGAGACTTTTTACGCGAAGACTTAAGCTGTTCCCTATGAAAAACTTTCATTCTAGCGCTAAGACTCTTAGAAGTTTCCATAAGAGTCTCGAGATCTTTGATAACCAGTTCAAGTTTGTCGTCGCTGCTAAGTGCTTCCATTTATTAATATTGAATTTAATTACTTCTTTAAATACATTTACGGGTGAAAAAAATTAAAAGTGAATCAATTTTATAATTAACCTATTAAAGGAAGTAATTAAATTCAATATTAATATGAACGTCCCAGACGAAATTATAAAGCAGGTTGCTGATTTTATAGATACGTATAGGTATTTACCAGAAATTAAATTTAATTTTATTCTGGGTAAATATTCTTCTACGTTTGGTTTTGAAAAACATCTTTTTCACAAAGAAAAATATAATGAAATTAAATTATTTTTAGAATCATGTACTTCTTGGGAAATTATAAAAGATAATGAAAAAGATAAAAAAGAAGACGAATACGACGATCATATTATAATCGTTTGTAAAAATGGAACCTACGATCTATGTGTGTGTGTTAATAACTGTACAAATTTTTTGGGTACAAAAAAACGGGTCAGTTATAATAAAAAAAACCACGCTTTTAATCTAGAAACAATTTATACTGAATTAAATGAAATATTTTATATATTCTATATTACTGCTCATGTTCCAAATAATTATTCAAGTATTTATATTAGTCATTCAAGTTTGTTAAAAGTATGCGATATTTTAATTAAAGTAAATAACACATGTGATTTATATCTTGAAATAATAAAATAATTTATATTGTAATTATAAATTATGAAAAATCACGACATTTTATCTTTAACTTTGTCAGCAATTGTTGTAGATACAATCGTTGGATATTATATTCTGTTGTCTACTAGGGGAGGTACATACATTAAAGAATGGTACAAGCAATTTAATATTGGAGCTTATGTAATGGACATACTATCGATAATTATAGGAACTTATTCGGCAACGTTATTTAGTAATAATATATATTCTCAAATTGTAGCAACAGTTATCGTAGGACTTATACACGACATATCGTTTGGAATTTTTGTCAATAAAATTCAAACTCAGAGTAAAATTCTAACTTTATTTAAAAATTATGCTAACGAATTAGGTTCGACAATATTAATTGTAGACGCGTTAATGTTAATATCTACGCTGTTATTTTCAGTATACTTTAAAACAACCCTGACTAATAACTCCATGACATTTTTGAGCGTTATAGTTTTTTATTTAGGTCTTCTCATGATTTACTCTTTTTAATTTTTATTTTATTATTTAATAATAATAAATGATTAAAGTATTATCTTTTAGAAAATTGCGCGGTGGTAATAAAAAATATGAAATAGTATTTAATAAAAATGGAAAAAAAATTACAAGAAAATTTGGAGCGGCTGGCATGTCTGACTATACAATTCATAAGGATAAATCTCGTAGAGAAAGATATATATCTAGGCATAAAAAAGACTTGAAAACCAACGATCCAACAAGACCTGGTTACCTTAGCATGTTTATTCTTTGGAATAAACCCAGTATAAAATCCAGTCTATCAGATTACAAGCGCAGGCTAGGGGTTTATAACCGTAGCGGTAAATTTCCTAAAAATATTTAATAAGGTTAAAAAATAAATTATATTCTAATTAATTTTTTATAAGAATATAATTTAATAAAGTAATTTAATAAAATAATTATTTACATCTGAATAGCTCTTTTGGCTACTTCGGAGCCAAGCTGAATGGCTGCGCCTGTAGCTACGGTTTTAAGAGCTAGTATAGCACCGCGTTTAACTGCTTTATCTTTACTATATTTCATTCCCTTTCTACATTTACACGCCTTTCGGCATTTGCATATCTTTTTATATTTTCTTTTCTTTAGTTTTTTACGTAACTTTCTAATCTTTTTCCCGCCCATCGAGCGTCCAAATATACCGCTGTATAATCCTGCAATAAATCCACCGCGTTTTACGGAGATTTTTTTGCTTCTAGATTTTCGCTTCTTTAATTTCTTCTTAAGTTCTGTAGAAGTTAAATATCTTCTACCACTTCGAGTATTTTTTGTAATACGTATATTTTTAGATCTTGCTAATCGCTGCAACTTCTTATATTCCATTTATTAAATTAACAATATTTTAATTTATTTTAAATTAATTTGAGATTTATTGAAAAATAAATTATAAGACAGCGCTTGAAGAAAACAGTCTGCTAAATCGTCTTTTTTTTTATGCTTCTCAAAAAAATCTTTATGAGTTTTAATTAAAGCGCGCGTGTGGACAATTCCCAAGTTTTTGTTTTGTCGATATTTACATTTACTTTTGTGCTCTATTACTATATCACAACACTTGAGTTTATGTTTTGGAGAATAAAAAATTATTTTACAATTTTTATTTTGTTCATGTTGTATCCTAATTATAAAATAAACATAAAGCGCGGTAGAAATATTTCTCATCTTAGGGTTAAAAGATGGCTGTTTTTCAAGTAATATAACGTCTGCACAACATAAATAACTAAGTAAATCAAGTTCTTCTATAACTCTTAAAACTTCATTTGAGCCGCTACAATCTAATACGTTCCAGTCTAAAATAGAGTTATCTGTTGTGTCTATAAAACAGTATGCTAAGTTTCTAATTCCTATATCAAAAGATAATAACAACATTTGTTAATTATTATAAATGTTTTTAAGTGTTGTTTTTAATCGAAAGACTCAAATCTTGATGCTAAATAATAATCGATATAATATTCAGTAAATGTATTTTCAATACTCTTTACTACTATTTTAGATTCTTCTATCGAATATTTTTCAAAACATCCAAGAAGACACCCCATTATCTTTTAATATTTAATAAAGGTTTTATATTCCTTAAATTGCTTTTAATTTTTGTTTTCTCATTCGAATTATTTGTTATATCTCTTATATCCCATGAAATAAATAGTTTATCGTTATTTAATAAAACAACGCAGAATCCCTCTTTTTTAAGATGTAAAAATAAATAATAAGTTAAATCTTCAACTCTATATGTAGAGAATCCAAAAACATACCTAGGCACAGTATATATACAACGAAGTTCATTGTGTTTTGCTAAATGGGATATCTTATTTGTTACTTTTTTAAGAATATCGTTTTTTAATTCATTATATCTTTCTAATTGTCTTTTTTGTAAATTAATAACGTCCTTTAAAGAAGACATTAGCTAATTAATACAATTATTTTTAATAATATTTTCTAAACTAATAATAAATGACTACCCCGGAAAATCCTGAGAATAATCCTGTGAATAATTTACCACCGGACGTAATAAATACTGCCCAAGAAACGGTGCCAAATATACCTATAAATTTACCTTTAAAAGATGAAAATACTCCGGCAGATTCATATATTCCTAATATTGTTTTACCAGAATTTTTATCCAATCTTTCATTAGATTATTTATACAGCCTTTTATCCAGCCTTTTATCCGATCCTTTATCAAACGTTTCAACGGATTTTACTGGCAGTCCTTTTATAAATAACATTAATATGTTTTTAAAGATTCTAATTGGAGTACTTATAATATTATATTCTGCACAAGATATTCCAACTACATTTTATGGTTATTTTTTAATTCTGTTCATAGGTTTAGTGATATTGAGAATGACTAAAAAGATTGATTAAAATAAACTTCTAGAAGTCTTTTCTTGAGTTTCTTCATCTGAAATATCGTCTCCTGATATATCTTCATCTGAGTAATCATCGTCTGAATCGTCTATTTTAGACGATTTATTGAGTAAATTTTCTTTTACATTTTCTTTTACATTTTCTTTTACATTTTCTTTTTTTTCTTTTAAGTCTTCTTCAGTATATTCAGTAGATTCTAAATTATCATCGTTTACTTTATCCACTTGAATAGACTCGTTATTAACTTCAAATTCGTTGGGTAATTCTTTATTTATAGAAACTCCGCTTATAGATTTATTTTTAATAGGTAATATAGGTATATTTTTACATTCATCATCTTCAGAATTTACCCCAGATTCGTGATCAGATAACTCGTGATCTAAATCAGGCTCGAAGTTTTCTATATTTGACTGAATTGGAATTTCATGTTCATCGTCAAATGCACCGGATAAATATTCATTTAATATATATTCAATTGGTATTTGATTTCCTATAGTATCTTCTATAGCAATTGATATTATTTCCATAAGTTTATGCTTTTCACAATTTATTATAATTGGTTCATAATACAACGCTTCGCAACATTTTATTAGCAATTTGTGTAAAAAAGTGTTTAAATTTGGTACTTTAATTTTAATAGATTTATTGTCGCTCTTTAGTCTTACACAAGCAAGAATTTTGACATGACTTACAAAAATCGCAGTAATAAGATCCATCAAAAATGGATATTTTTTAGTTAACTCTTTTATTTTAGAGTCCAATTTATAAGAAGTCCACTGAGGAACTGTCTTGAGTTCCTTTTGAAAATTTGAGTAAGAAATTTTACGTCTTATATTTTGTTCCTGAGAATCGCGATATATACTTTTAAGTATGTCATATATATCATGTTGGATTGTATTTAGTAATTGTCTAGTATATTCATCTTTTGCCGCAACTAATACATTTACATTTAATGTTTCAGACATGTTTAATAATTAATATTATTTTAAAACTTAAAAAATAACTTATATAATAAATGGTAGGTTCTAAATTTAAAGAATTTGAACCATGTTCTAAATCTGGAAAAAAAGTTAAGTGGATTATAGATGAAAAATTTATATCAGATATTGAAAAATCTTTGTGGAAGGATAAATATGAGGTTGCTGGATCTCTTTTATTTATGGATATAAATTGTAATGGAGACATTTGTGATAAAAAGTTTTTGAAAGATTATAGAGTAAAGGGGGAAAAATCTAGCGTAAGAACTCCTAACGGAATAATTAACTATCATACTCATCCGTGGCAATGTTATAAGGACGAAGGAACCGTATATGGTTGGCCATCTGGGGAAGATATGGCTATTAATATGGTTTACGCCAAAAAAGGCACATTAGTTCACATAGTTTTTACTTTAGAAGGTTCATATGTAATTAAAACTAATGTTCTATTAAAAGATTCTGATATAGACATATTAGAAAAATTATTAAAAGAAACACATGTTTATAGATTAGAAAATCAAGGGCAGCAACACCGAGATTTTACTAAAACTTTTAATATCAAAGGAAAAAATACAGTGGAAATTTGGTTAAAACTTGTCAATTCTATATCTCCAGAGATAATGTATAAACTTTATAATAAAATTTTTAAAAAAAATCGAAAGGTTCCAAATGATAAAAGAAAATTATTTGAAGTAGTAAAAATTCCGCTTAATAAACCTTTGATGTTTGATGCTAATTTTATATCGCGAAAATGTCACGAAAATCACTTCAATAATTTTAGTTAATCTATTTTTGTATGAGAAATATCGGTAACGCTGATAATTTCTATATTATCGTAAAAATTTACAAGAAGTCCGTTTTTACAACTTAGATTAGTGATATACTTTCTCAATTGATTAATTTCTTTAGAAGACAACTTAGTATTTTGAGATTTTAATTCAATTATAATCTCTGGATTACATTCTTTTGAATAAATAACTATATCCGCTCTTTCGTATCCTACGCAGACACCTTTATATTTTATAGGGAGAACCACTTCATTTTGAAATAGAATTCCAGCCAAATTAAGTTCTACACTCAATGCTGCCTGATAAACATTTTCTTTATAATAGTTACCAAGCGTAGAATTTACATTTTTCAAACATTCTATTATTTTATCCATTCTCAATTTTTGATAAATATTAACTTTAAATAATTAGAATAGAGTAATTTCTTCAAGTTTTTTAATTATTTCATCATCTTTGTATGTTTTTGAATGCTCCGGCAAGTCTTTAATTTTATATTCCAATAAATATTCATTTAATATTTCGGATTTTTGATGTTTAATTTTATACTGACTTATTTCCCATTTAATAAAAAAATAAGTTTTTGTATAAACTACTACCTCACATTTAAGCAACGCAATTCCGTATAATTCATCTTGTAACGAAGATATATCCAATTCTGTATTTTTGGAGTCGTAAAAAACTGTATTTTCATCATAGAAACATAACAAATTATTACCTATTAAATTATTTTTGAATATTCCTTTGCATTCTTCTACATTCAACTCTTTACCAAACCAGATTTTACTTTTTTCAGAAGTTAATTCTATAACCGAATCTGAAATTTTTTTAATACATTCCAAACTTTTTTCATCTAGAGTCAATGTTGCTCTACTTTTAACTTTATCTAAAACTACTTTATTTTTTTCTACTTGAAAACTAATTTCTTCGGAATTGTGAATAATTCTTGAATAATATATATTTTTAGGAGTTTTAATTGGATCATAAATCAACAATTGATCTTTGATTTCATTTTTAATTTCATTTTTGATTTCTATTTCTTTCATTTATTCTAAAATAATATTTTTAATTGTTACAATATAACGAAATCAAAATATTATATTTATTTAATCTGAAGTAATTCTATTTAATCTGAAGTAATTCTATTTAATCTGAAGTAATTCTATTAGTGTAGCTGTACCATTTATACAACTAAATGAACATATAATTTTTCCTCCATGTTTAATGCTGTTTTTACAAATTTCATCCTTATTATAATCGTAAAATTTGCTTTGTTCGTCAATACTAATTATCACTGAATTATTATTTAAAATTTTGTTATCTAAATTTTTTATATCTAAATTTTTAAATAATCTTTCTATATAAGAACATAAATTTAAAAATACGCTGTGACTATCTGCGTCGCAATTAATTTTAAGAATAAGTTTATTATCATTAAAATCGTAATTTATAATCGGTGATTTAATTATTAGAATATTTCCATCGAATAAAAGTTGTTTATTTATTACTTTCAATTTTAATAAATCTATTTTTTTATATGAAAACATGTTATAATATAATATTATTAAATTTTAATTAAAGTACCGCGTGAATAAAATTAAGTATACATACCAGGTGGAGGTAAAGAAATATGGGTAGATTTAGTTGTAGTAAAAATGTCTAACGCTTCTGTAAAATCTTTCATTTCTATGGTATAATTTTTACATGTGCCAAAATTATTTCTAATACTGATTATCATTGCTTTTTCAATGATTGTATTTATATCTCCACCGTTTCCATCGAATAAATTTAAATTTTTATTAATTAAGTTTATTAAATCTTTTTTTTCACATGTTGTATCCCATTCCTTTTCTTTTATTATTTTATAAAAAATATCGCTTAATTCTTCTGAATTATAATTTTCGATTGTAAAAGTCCAAGGAAATCGTCTTCTAAGACCTGGATTTAATGAAAAAAAACAAGAATCCAACTCTTTTTTATAACCAGCTATTATACAAATAATTTTATCTACATTTTCTGATAAATATTGATTTAAAGTATCTACACATTCTTTTGAATAAATGTCTTCAGAACCGCTCGATCCTAATGAATAAGCTTCGTCTATTAATATTACCCCATTTTTACACCTATTTAGAGTTTCGAGTGTTTTAATAGTCGTCCCCCCTAGATATTCTGAAATCAAATCTGAGCGCTTTACTACATTAAATTTAACTTTTTTAAATATTCCAAGTTTAGAATAAATTTTTGCTAAAATTTCGGAAACAGTCGTTTTACCTGTACCCGGAGGACCCTCTAATACAGTGTGTAACATTATAGTTTCTTGTGTATCATGTATAAAAAATAAAACTTGATCTATTATCTGAGTCTTCAATTTGTTCATTCCTATCATATTATTTAGTTCAATTAAATCTTCCAATATATCTGGTAAAAGGTTCATCTTAGATGGATAATTTCTTCTATATTTTTTAGAAGGCAACGTTTTCCTAGAATAATCGTTTATCATTTCTATTAGACTTTCTAATGTATTTAATTTATAATTTGTAATGTCGAATATTTCGTCTTGGTCTTGGTTTTTTCTTTTCATTATTTTATAATATTAGTATATTATAATTTATAGTAATGAACCCAAATTATACTTTTTATTACAAGCTAGACTTTGGCACACCAAAAATGGGTGAAACTAGAATAATCAATCCGATTTTAAAGTCTAAACAGCATGATACGCCTGTATATATGACTAACCAAACTAATGGGGAAATGTATATCGTTGGATCTTGGAGAGATCCGCATTGGGAATATTATCCATCCGTAGAATGGCCGAGTATTCGAGGGCGTCTTCCAAGAGACATTGCTGCTGCAAATTATATACCACCAGGGGTGCGAACGGCGGTATCTAGACTTGGAGTTGCCACTAATTTTCCTCAAAGAATAGACACCGGGCGCGTTAACCGTGGATTATATGCAATGTATAAACCAACATTGGGCACCGATTCTGCAATTTACGCAGAATTATTAAACGAATACTTTAATAATTTAGATAGATTATTTCCTTGGGAGGCAGTACCTAGAATAGTTCCAAAACCACCTCCTGTGCGTAAATACAACGTCAATAGATACATATCAGATGCCCTAAATCAAATCGCTTCTGAAAAAAAAGAGGAGGAAAGTAAAAGTTGGTTTGCTTATCGTACCGCCGCAAAAGCTATTTATGATTTAGATTACGAAATAACTCCCGGAAATTTAAATGAATTAAAAAAGATAAAAGGCATAGGAAAAGTTATGTTTGATATAATTAAAAACTTACTAGGAGAGGCGATGCGAGAAACTGCTGTAGTTATAGATTGATAACCCAATTTAAAAGTAAAATATATATTTAATTAAAAATTCTAGAAGTTCCTGACAATTTACTAAACATATATACAACACCGTCTCAGGCATTACAAATTAATGATATTATTAAAAAATATATTAATTTTGACAGTGTGATAACTGATGCTACCGCTTGTATAGGAGGAAATACAACCTTTTTTGAAAAAGATTTTAAAGTTGTAATAGCAATTGAAAAAGACCCCGAAATTTTTAAAATTTTGAAACTTAATACAACAAAAAGTATAAATTATAATTGTTCATATAATGATATAATGTACAAAATTCAACAGGACTTAGTATTTATAGATCCGCCGTGGGGTGGATCGAACTATAAAAATGAAAATAACGTAGTTTTAAATCTCGACGGTATTAATGTATTAGAAATAATCGATAATATTTATCATTTTACTAGATTTGTTGCATTAAAAGTTCCAAATAATTTTGATTCGTCTCAATTGAGCGAAAAATTTTGGAGTTATAAAATTTATACAATAAATACTTTTAAAAAAAATAACTACAAACTAATTGTTTTTTATAAAAAGATATAAAGAAATATATTATTTATAATAAAAGCGGTATATTATATACCTGTACGGTTGCCCGAGTGGTCTAAGGGGGCAGACTTAAGATCTGCTGGCGAAAGCCTCGTGGGTTCGAACCCCACACCGTACAGATATATAATAAATTTAAAATATTTTATAATTAATAATAATGGCTGTAACGCGTACATGGCAAGATTTTGCTTATTTTCTTAGAATTGGGCATATTTATAAAATAATGTTTTTTGATACAACAACTAGAACAATTAGAACAGAAGATGGATATGTTTCACGAAAGGGGCGCGTAGGATTTGAATTTGAAGTAATTGAAGATGATTTCGGTATTACATCTACATATATTCGTTACAGAGATGTCAGGGCAGCTCAAGAAATAATTTAATTATATTGCTATTTTTATGGATATATAAGAAATTGAGATTATTAATAAAATGAATATTCTCAAATGAACATATTCTTTTTATCGATATGTCCATACGTGTGTGCAAGAATGCACTGCGACTCTCACGTTATCAAAATGATACTAGAATACGCCCAGATGTTGTGCACAGCTCATCATGTTTGTGGCAATTACAAAAATCCAAAATTGTATAAAATAGCTTTTAAAAACAACCCATGTGCTGTATGGGCTAGAAAAACGAGCGGTAATTATTCATGGTTATACCAATTATTTCTTTGTTTGTGTAGAGAATACACTCGTAGATATGGAAAGATACACATGTGTCAAATTAAATTAGAAGCATGTTTATCTTTTATTCCTGTAAATATACCAAAAGGAAATATAACTAAACTTCATCAAGCTATGCCACAAAAATGTAAGCATAAAAATGATATAATTGCTTATCATAGATATTACAATATGGAAAAAACCCATTTTGCTAAATGGAAAAATACAGAAATTCCTTATTGGTATAATCCTATTCGAGATCCTCAGTGATAATAGCAATATAACGATCTTTTTTTAACTTAGATAGTTCTCTTGCTAGTTTTAATTTTTGGGATAGATTATATTCAGGTTTTACAATTGCTTTTTCAATTAATTCCATTTTTGAATTAATAACATTGATATTGTAATTTAATAAAAAAGATATAACTATTAAAATTGTGTAATTCATTTATTAATTTTAATAAAATATTTTATTTAGTAATAGTAGTAAATGTCGTCTTTAGAAAAATTTTTGAGTAAAATTATTACCTTACAACTTTTTATTAATATTGCTTTAGCTAAAATTGTAGACATTGTAATATTCAAATTGGTGCTCCCTTATGTTGCAAACTTGGTTAACATGGATTATTTTCAACATTCGAGAGAATTAATAATCAGCACTGCTGTAATTTTATTAGCATTTTTTCTCAAGTATTAAAACTATGTAGTCTCCACTCTTATATAGATTTCTTACGCTAATATTATATATATTATAATAGTTTTCAATGTCGGACTTAATTTTTTTATAACTAGTTTTTAAAAATACACTTTTAAGAAAAATTATATCAAATTTTTCTTCTAATTCTATTTTGTCAAATTCTCCGCCGCATGAAATATAAAACGTAAATAAGACGTCATTTTCAAATAAATTAAATGGTTCTGGAATATAGAATTCATTAATAAATTTTTCGTAAGACGAATTATAGTTTTTTTCATACTTATTTTGACACGTTTGTATAACGTTTACCTCAAATGGGTTAATAATTAGAAATTCCCATCCATTTACAATCATACTTTACTATATTTATATAGCTCTTTTAAATTACTTTATTCAGATTCTTCAGAATCTGAATCTGAATAATCATCCGAATCATAATCGTCAGAATCCGACTCTAAGAACTCTAGGTCTGATTCTGTTACCATTTCAAATTTTTTCTCCAATATGTCCGATTCTTTTAAGTCTGGAACTACAAGAAGTGGTGGAAAAATACCATTTAATACCTCTATAATTTCAGGTGTTATTTTTGTTTTATTAACGCATTTAAACCTGATAAATAAATCTCCGAATTTATTACGTTCTCCTAAAATAGGCATTCCACAACCTGAAACTTTTTTAAGCATCGTATCTTCATCGCTAAAAACGTTTAACGCTTCTCCGGTAATTTTTAAAGTTTTGCCGTTGAGATGCTCAATATACACGATTGGACTGTAAGCTTCCGCCAAAGAAATCTCTTTTTCAATCAGTAAATTATCTCCATCTCGCATGAAGTAAGGGTGATCTTCTACGTCTAGAGTAACAACTACATCACCTGTTTCGTAACCAATTTTTTCATCAGACATTCTGTTGAATCTAATAGATTGATTATCCATCATACCAGGTTCAACAACTATGGCAAGTTTTTTCTTTTCTTCGAAGCAGTTGTTGTCTTTGTCAATTTTTTGACGCCTGATTGCCAATTTTTTTCTAGTTCCATTATATAGCTCTTCTAGTTTAACAGTTAATGTAAAAGCCATATCTTTTGTTCTCATAAGATCGTTATCCAGTTCTTCGGAACAATCAGAATCTATTTCTACAACTCTTGGTTTTTTAGTTTTTTTTGAACTTGAGCATTCTTCAATTGGCGTTTCTTCTTCTATAAAAGAAATTTTTGAAGGTTCTTTAATTGTTGGCAATTGCTTTCCTTTTTTTTTCTTTGAACCGTCGCCCATCTCAAACATGTCTGGAGTAACAACATCGGTTACTGATTTAGCGAGGGACTTTATTGCGTTGTTCATTTCATCTTCTGTCAATACTCTTCCGCTTTTAAGTTCGGGAGGTGGATCTATTTTGCTCGCGACTTGCTGCGCAATTTTCATTATTTTAGAAAAGTCAGGAAACTGGCCGTGATCCATTTATTAAAATAAAACATTTTAATTGTAAATTATTAGCGCGCTTTGCGTTTTGCATCTAAATCTATCTTCTGATTTTTGCTATCAGAATCTTCAACAAATGCATTTATAGTATCATATTTTAGCGAGCTAGTTTTTTCTTTTTTTGGAGGAGTTTTACTCAACGATTCTATTTTATCAAATGCATCTCTACCTTTAAATATATCTCTGTTATCTACTATTATTAAAGGAACTACATCTATATCAAGGTCTGATTCAAATTTATCCGTTTTAACATCGATGTATTCGATGTTATAGTTTTGTAATTTAGATACACGGAAAACGAGATCTGTAGAAGGTGCGCAATCTTTATGAAAAACTACTACAATAGAACTTGCCATTTAAAATAATATTAGAAAATCAATTTAAAATATAAACGAAATTATTATTCTTTTATTTCTCTACGTTTTCCAGGTCTCTGTATTACATAACTTACAACATTTGTGCTTTCTGTTGGAACTTTAACTACTTCCTGTTCAGTTTCTGTAGTTTGTTTATTATAAGAATCTATCACAGCTTTTGCTTCTGAGAGTGTGTCTTTATCTATTTCAGCTTTTACACCCATTAAATAGTATTCAGATAAAACTGATATGTCTTTATTTTCTATAGCTTCTGTAATTTTTTCAAAAATCTGCTGAGGAGTGATAGTTTTAATAGTATAATCCACGTCCGGAATTTTTTGTAAATCCCCAATCCCTATAGTTCCAATTTTTATAATTTTTTTTAAATCTATCCTATTCATTACAGCAAATTTTTTTGCTTCTAGTGTAGCGTTAAATTGTTCGACAGTAGTGTATATCAATTGATTTACAGAATTTGTAAGTGTATTAAAGGCGGTTTTGTACATGGCATCGAATATATTGTCTCTAGTTATAATTGGCAAATCTGGTAAATTACTAGTTGGTTCTATAAAATTAGTAGGTACGTCATATCTCTGTACTTCAACTTCGGTTGAAACTATCTCAGGTTCTCCATTTAGGTCGTAACGTCTATTTCTAAGTTTTTCTCTGTGAATCCAATAATACCCGGGTCTTTTACTTAAAAACGGAAAATCTTCATCTTTAACAATACAATATACTGGAATTACTTTTAAAATATTTCCAATAACATTGTATATTTGATCTCTAGTAACTTCTATACTTCTTTGGTCATCTAAATTACATCTATAAGAATTTTCCTCAGGGTTGAAAGATATTGGTACAATATTTATATAGGTCCCGTCTAAATAAGTACTATATCTTTCATTTAAAACTACATTAGCAACACTTGTAACGCTCTCTGTTTTTTTATGCTTATAAATAGTAAATTTAACATATCCTTTTTGAACGCTTAGAATATTTTTGGCTCTTGGTTTATCTGGCTTAAGAATATCTTCAAATTCACTTAACAAGGATTTATCGTGGACAATTTCTGGGGAGGCGGCAATTGTAGTTTCGCCAAGTTCTTTTGGTAACACGAAATCAAATAATTTTTTATAATAACCAAAAAGTTGTAATTTTTGATTTTCTTTTAATAATTCTATACTTTCCTGTGATAATTTCTCTGATATAATCCTTTCTTCTATATATTTTAAAGATTTTTCTATAGCATTTTCCCAGTCTCGTTGTTTATAGGTTTCTAAAAATTTTACTTTAGTGATATTAAAATTTTCAAAGTCTTGAAAAAATTCTGTATCATTAAGAATTTTACAAATATTTTGCTTCCATATACATTTGTATCTTCTACCCTTTAATTCTAGAGAATAAGAATTAGGATCATTACATGTATTTTTATTGGTAAATCGGTCACATGCTGAATAGCCAGATTGTTTTTTAATTATTTTTTTTTCAGACACACCTTCTTTAAAAACTATTTTTAATCCTCTTGGATCTGTGTATTCTATTAAGATATAGTAATTACTTTGTAGAAAATTGACATCGGTAGTGTCTTTATATAAACTTGGACCCTCAATTATGATAAATTTATTTTCTACCAGCTCTTTTAATTTAGAGCTGTACACTGGAATTCCGTTTTCAAAATTAAAAGGTACGCCGTAAACATTCGTGTTATCTAATATTACATTATAAACTTCCCCCGGTGATGGAACCAGATATCTAGGTCTTTCAGTGTACATAATAGTTTTAATTGGAATGGTTAGATACTGGTAAGGGGATTGAATATCTGGAGTAAATCTAAATCTATATCTTACTAGATTTATCTCTTCTTGCGGAGTTGATTGTTTTGAGTCTATAAAATTTTTAATTTTTTCGTAAATCATATAATTTGTATCTTGTGTAGACACATTAAGAGCAAATGTATTAGATAAAGTTACCAAATCGTCGCGGGTGTAATTTTCATGCGCGACTACATCTTCATCCCATCTATAAAAAGGTGGATAAAATCCGCCACAAATGTACTGTCCGTTTATTAAAAAATATTTTTCAATATTGTCTGGTAATACTTCGTATACCACCGGAGGTACATATGTATTATTAGTAAGATAAATCAAGTTTTCTTCGATTAAAGATTGTCGTTCACTTTCGGCAATATTACTCGCGTCAGCGTATAATTGTTGATCGTCTCTGGGTTTTTCTCCGGTGTCAATTTTCGAAAGTCTATATGCAGCATGAGCTCTTAATTCATCTTCTTTGAGAGTTTCAATATATAAACTAATATTTTCTGGAGTTATTTTTTTAGTAAATTCTACAAGTTTTTCTATATCTCTAGTAGAAAAATCGCCGTTGTTAATTATAAATTTAATTAAAATAGATATCATGTCATATTCATCGATAATATCGCTTTCTTGTAACGCTATTAAACTTTCGCATATTAGTTTAAATTTGCTATTAATTACATAATTATAATACATATAATCTTCGGGATTTTTAGACAGTGAATAAATTATTCTTTCAATGTGTAGCGACATTTTTTTATAGTTTTTTAACTTACAAGTACCAAAAGTTCTTTCTAAATCTTCCTGCCTCTCAATTCTGTTAGAAACAGTAGCAAGTTTAAATATTCTTCTTGACGGTAATCTATTTCTATTGCGTAAAAGAAATCTAAGTCTAAAATTTAACTCTATCATTCCAGTTGGAACTTCTAGTTTATTATAATTGTCTATAGATTTTTTCCATTGAATTTTTTCGCCATATTCTGCCATAATTTGATTAATTTCTATAGGGATAAGTTCAGGGTGAGCTTGTATAAATTTTTTAAAATCATGATTTGAACTAATGAGTTCAGCTTCGTATGTATCGTATAAAACAGTTTCAGGATTCCATCCCAATAATTCGGCTATTTTATTTCTTTTGTCTCGATCTGTTTTAACACTTAGTTTTTCAGCTTCTAAATTATTCGGAGTTTCGTAAACTAATAATTCGCTTATAGACGATTGTCCTAATGATGTTCCGCTTCTTTTACTTAAAATTATATCTTCCATTTTTTCTGGAAAATTATCGAATATAAATATAATTTTTTTAATGTTAGATGTATAATTTTTACTTGAAAAACTGAAGATATCGGATTCTATCTCTTTAATTACTTCCTCTGCACCGGGTACGCTCAAACTAATATAATCTATTAGTTTTTCAAGTCCCAATTCTCTAGTTTTATATACATTAGATTCATCTTCTAGTAATTCTTTCGGAGAAATTTGAGATGTAGGTAAAGTTTGTTGTTTGTCTGCCTTAAAAATTAAATAATATTCAATTTGCATAATTTTATTTAATAGGGTTTTAATGCCACTGTCTAATTCAGTTATTGGCGAAGAAGCTTTTACAGCAACTGGGTCGGGTTGCGTTTCAACTTTTTCACGATTGGAATTCTGGTTATAATAATCATATCTAAGCTCCTCGAACGATTTCGGACCGGTTCTTTGACTAAGTAAAAACGGAGTCTTACTTGGTTTAAGACGCGGATATTTAATTTTACTTTGTTTAGTAACTAACTCCAAAACCTGATCATCGTCGATTTTCTTTAATATTTTACATTTATTAATCAGTAGTCTTTTAAAAACTAACAAAAAATCTTCAAAGGATGTATATCTAAGTATTTTATTAGAACCATCTATAAAATCTAAACGAATTTCCCAAACCTCTATAATCTCAGTGTACTGTGCATCCCGTGTTTGTAACTGAGAATATAATTCATCTTGAAAGGGTACTATTGTAACATAATCATTTTTATCGATATCTTCTTCAGTTTTACTTAAAACTGCAGTATTTAAAGGATTTTTACCTTCTTTTAAAGCTAAGTATCCTATATTACCTACTTCATTTAAATCAATCGAATCGGGAGTATCTTCTATTATATAAATGTTTGGTCTTGTATAATTATATCCCATTAATAAATTTTCAGCAGGTAATTTATAAAGTTCATTGTCAGAAAGTATCTTTTGTTCTATGTCTAATTCATTTGGTTCTTGTTTAAATTTAAATGCATATTGTTTATTTGCTCTCAATTTTTCTATAAATGTTAGCAATTCATAAAGTTGAGTATCAGCGCATTTTATTAAATCTATTCTGTCCATTTGTCTTAACATCGACTTTAGTTCATTTAATCTATCTACGTATGCTTTTTCTTGTGGATCCAATAACTGGTTTCTATTATCTTCCCTTTTAATTTGTTCGATGTCACCTCTAATAGACCTTACAAGCCTAAATTCAAAATCTGGTTTACCTATAGTTTTATTATAAAATATCTTCGAAACCTCAAAAGAGGTTGTGTGATAATCTACCAATTTTTTAGCTTCGGAATATTGTTTTATGTACATTTCAATATCTGGATCTATATTCTGCGGTTTTCTAGTTATTTTATTTGTATAATATAAATTAATATCAAAAGCCGTTTTACCTCTAGGAATGTCTGGAAATTTTATAGCGTGTTTTTTGGCAATGCTCCTTATTTGAGTTTCTTCAAGTTTTTCTAATTTTTCTAATTTTTCACTTATTCCTATATCTTCAGTTAAATTTACTCCAGAACCTTCCAAATCGTCTGCCTTGTCTATTTCTGAACTTTTTAGAATTGAATACTCGGTTCTTATGGCATTTGTGTATACCTCATTAAATTTTTCCTCGGATATAGCGCCTACTTTATAGGCTTCAATTGCTTCTTTTCTCAAAATTCTGGCATCCTCTATAATTTTTTGCTTTGCCTCAGTTACTATGTTATATTTTTTGGTTAATATATCTAAATAATATGTAGATTTAAGTATTTCGTTATCAAATTCGTTTTGCGAAATAGATCCAGTTGAGATTGATTCAGATAAAAAATCTATATATCTTTCGAGACTTTTAACTCTATCTGGAACTACATTAAAATTTCCTTCATCTTCTTCTAAAGATAAATCTGGTATATCAATATTTAACGGGGAGCCATCTTCGTCTAAATACTGATCTACGTCTTCTTCTCCAATTTCATATTCGAAATCTTCTTCGTCAGACATTATTAATTATAATAATATATTTTAACTTTTTAAAAAAAGTTATTATAATTAATAATGAAAACGGTTTATCTTCTTAAAAACTCTCAAAAAAGTTTTGGAGTATTATTAAAATTAGTTAGGATGGGTGATATCACAACAAATATAATAATTGTAGATAAATTTTATGCAAAAATTTTAAAAAAAGATAAAAGAGTTAAAGAATTTCCTTTTGTAATAAATACACTTCCAACTTTAAAAGGAATGATACCAAAAATAGCAAAAGTTTTTCCTTTTAATATGTTCATGTATAATTTTAATCTATTTAATAAACAGAAAAAAAATAATTTCTTCAATAGAGGAAGAATTATAACTTATAAGCCACCTTTGAATAATCGACAATTAAAGAATAAACAAATAAAGAATAAACAATTAAAGAATCAAAGCTTTGCGTCTCCAAAACTTAAAAGTACTTACAAGAAACCTATTATTAGAACTATAAAACAAAAAGATGACAGTATAAATATTATTTTATATAATAAATAATAAATGAATCTGAGATCTGAATTATGGGATTTTGACGAAAATAAAAATTTCATCCAAATCGGAGAATTCAAAGTTTTAAATATCCCAAATTCTTCATTAAAAGCGGCAAAACTATTGAATAGCATTAGACATTTAATTTTTAGATGTTTTAAGTCTATACTTGAAAATGTAATGATTACTCCTGAGATAGAGTTACTTATAAATACTCCATTTTTATTACAGGAAATGCAGTTGGAAAAAGACCAAAAATTAATTAAGTTTGAAGGTTTAAATAAGCCAAAAAACGTACATTTAACAAATGAAATAGAAATAGGTCCAGATAAACAATTAAGAGCACAGTATAGAATAATATTTTTGAATCTAAGAAAAAATGGAAAATTACAAACTATTAATTCTCTTAAAAAACTAATAGCACATGAATTAACTCATACCGCATTAAATCATGTATTATGGAGAGACGATGACCATGGACCAGAATTTAAATTAATGAATAAAATAATATTAGAAAATTTAAATTAAATCACACTTTTCTATAGAAGACTTTAGTGAAAATTCGCTAATATTACGCTTAAAATTACTAATAGTATCTTCATAAATTTTGTTTTGATTTGTTAACTTTACAATTAATTTTTTAAGTTCGCGATTCTCTTTTAGTAAAAAAATAGTAGTTTGTTCAGGAGAACAACAACTTCCAAATTCTTGTATATGTTCATTTTGTTGTTTTCTAACCCATTCTTTATGTGCCTTAGAATCTAAATGTTTAATAATAGATCCGGTAGTTATATTATAACGCCTATTTAAACATGGGCATCTAATTTCATGGACCGAATCTTTTTTAATTTCTGCTAAAGTTTTGTCTCTTAGTCCATTTTCATCCCACTTAAGTGTATATAAAATACTCTCAACGATTGACGTCATCGTAATTTACGATATCTCTACTTTATAATACTTCTCTACTTTATATTAATTATTTTTTATCGTCCTTCTTTTTTAAAGCACCCCATTCTGCAGCCGCTTTACTAAATGTTTTTTTGTGGTCGTAGTCTGATTTATCTTTTTCCTTTGCTTCTTCACAAAATTTTTTAATAAATTTGTTATATTCAGTTGGTTCTTTTTTTTTATAATCTGGATTTTCTTTTTTGTCTTTTCTAATTTTATTTTTTATTTCCTTTATTTCTTTTTCTAATTGACTAATTCTTTCCGAATCGTTCATTTTAAAAAAACAAATACTTTATTTTACACTTTTTAACGAGTATTATTCTATGTACGAATAGTCACTTCTAAATTTATCCCCCTGACTTTTAACAAATATAACAGATTTCTTGTAGTCTGGATTTTTAAGTGTTAATTTTTGATAATTAGTCATTTCCCATGGCCACAAATACAAGGATTTATAGTTTGAAATTGGATATATTATCTTTCTATTTTCAATATAAAATTTAGCTCTTGCAAGTAATCTAGCCCAGTTTGAGACGCTTCTTTTATCTGGTTTGCAAAAATTTTCAACAACAATTTTAACAATTGGAAAAATTTTTGGATCTTTTATATAATCAATTTGGGAATAACCATTTCGGCTGATGTATATTTCTTTTTCTTCTTCACATTCTTCATATAGTGCTCTATTCCATTTAAATGTATAATTACTATTTTTTAAGTGACAAATACAGCAAAAAAGTCCAACTTTAACTCTTGTAAATTCTACGTACGGAACGGACGGGTTTTGTTCAGATTCAAAATTTTTTATAAGTTCTGGTTTTTTCCATATATGTACATGAAGCATATTTGGATCGTAATATGGTCCCGGTTCATTAGTTACAGCGGTATAATTTTTTTTAATAGGTCCTTTCCCTCTTTGTTTTACTTCTATTTTAATCAAAGCATCAATGGAACATCTTTTTGGATTGTACCAATTGTTCCATTCTTCTTTTTCAGTAAAAAGATGATTTCTATATTCTTCGATAGAAATAGTATTCGTATCCATGATATTTAAGAATTGTTTATTAGTTATTTTTAAATAATAATTAAAATAGCAATTTTAAAAGTCTTCAAGATATTCTAATTTTTTATCTATTATCTGTTCCGGTCTATTGTAGTCAGTGACGCGCTGTTCAAAAAAATTGCTTTTACCGTCTAAAGATATTGTGTCCATAAAACTAAATGGACATGTTACATTGTAAAGTTTTTCGTAACCAAATTTTTGTAAAAGTCTATCTGCCTGGAATTCAATATATTTTCCCATAGAACTAGCATTAATTCCAATTAAATTACACGAAAAAGAATCGCAAATGAACTCTTTTTCAATTTCAACAGCGGATTTCATCATGTCGTACATTACTTCGTTAGATAATCTATTTTGAATATGGGAATATAACAGGACTCCGAAATCAGTATGTAGAGATTCATCTCTTGCTATTAATTCATTACTTTTACCCAATGCCTTGGTCATCAAACCCTTGACATATTTTAGCCAAAATATAGCGCAAAAAGATCCAGCAAAAAATACTCCTTCTACAATTGTGAAAGCAACGAGCCTTTCTTGAAAAGAAATATCCTTGTTTAACCACTTTTGAGTCCATTCGGCTTTCTTTTTAACTCCGTGAAGTTCTTTTATTCCATTAAAAATTTTAAGTTTTTCTTTATTATCTGAAATGTAAGTATCTATCATCAATGTATAAGTCTCGGAATGAATTGTTTCCATAGCGGCCTGCCATCCGTAATATGCCCTAATTTCTGGAACTTTAATCTCATCTATAAAATTAATAGATAAATTTTCAAAAATGATACCATCTGAACCAGCGAAAAATGCAAGAACGTTAGAAATAAATTTTTTTTCTTCTGGTAAAAGTTTTTCCCAATCGGAAATGTCGGCTGGGAAATCTATTTCTTCAGCAGTCCAAAATGCTTTCTGGTGTTTTTTATAAGCTTCCCATACATCCGTCCAAACAATAGGATGTAATACATATCTATTAGAAGTCTCTGACAATAATCTTTCCATCATATTGTAATATAATATTTAATTTTATATAGAATTACAATCTGATAAATAATAATAATAATTTTAGTTTTAATTAAATATTACACGATTTGCACGTCCCAAAACAGCTACGTCTAGTTTTAGATTTAGGTCTTCTTTTTTTACCAAATGAAAATACACTAAATGGATCATAATCGTCATCATCTGGTTCTTGCGGACAGAAAGGATTAGTAGGTGTACATGCACTTCCACTTACCGGATCTTCATCGAATGGGTTAAAACTAGAAGGAAATGGGTCAGTATCCAGATAATCCGCATCAAATGGATTCATACTTACTGGATATTCCATTGCATCTTCATATTGCAAAGCTTGTTTCATAGGTACACATCTACCACGAGGAGTCCTATAATTTCCGGGTGGACACAACTTTCGATATCTTCCAGTAGCTGAATTAATTTCATATCCTTCTGGAATTCCAACTGGCCGAAGTCTAGGTTTTCCCATACATCTTCCAGATTCAGGGTCTCGACCATATAAACAGATCTTACGAAGTCGTCCATCTGGGGCATACTCATAGCCCATACGAGGAGGAATTGTTTGATCCATTGGTCTACCAAAGCATCTACCGGTGGTCTCATTTCTTCCATAAACGCATATTTTACGTAGTCTTCCAGTATTAGGATTAATTTCGTATCCTTCTCTAATAGCAACAGATCTTGGCATACGTAAGCACCGACCTGTTGTAGGGTCGCGGCCATATTCGCATATTTTACGATATTTCCCCGTTTGTACGTTGTACTCGTATCCAGGAGGTGCGACTTTAATTACTGGAGGACCTTTTAAACATTTTCCTGTAACTGGATTACGGCCATATTCGCATATTTTACGCATTCTACCTGTCTGCGGATTAATTTCATATCCCTGTGGTAACATTCCTTCAACGGCGCCAAAACAATTTTTTTTGGTTTTTTTACTCTTGGATTTTCCCTTAACTACTTTCCAAGCTTGTTTTAAAGACATTCCAGATTTCCACATTAAATTCATAGCGCGTTTATTATCACCTTTTCTTCCAAAATCCATACTTTAATTATTAGAAAATATTTTTTAAAAAAAATAATTAAATTATTCTTTCATGGTCTTATGTATTCTATACATAAATTTATACATGCCTAGATTAAAGTCGCTAGACTTTAATAAATCTTCTATTATCTTTTTATTAGAAATGTCGTTTACCCAAAATTCCATTCTATACAATGCGCTACCATCTCTCGAGTTATCTACTATTCTAATGCCGTTGATATGCTCGCAGTCTTTATTACAGCCAGAAATAATCTGAATTATACTAGACATCCATTGACTTTGTAACAACTCAAAATCGAAATTATTTCTAAATGAAAATTCGAATCCGTCAATGTTCATTTTATCTTCCCAACGAGGAGAAATATCGTTTTTAAAAAATGAATACGCACACGGTGATGCATTATTTCTTTTCATTTTTTTAATGTTAATTCCATCAGAAAATATTTCATATATTTTTGGAACATTGTTAAAAGTTTGCCAAAAAGTTTTAATATCTGTTATGTCTATTAATTTTTCTAAATTTGTACTATATGTAGTTCCAAGATCTTTATACTGAAGATACAAAGACCATTTATCATTTAATTCGTAATTCATTTAACACGTGCATTTATATATTTTTTTTTCTTTTAAATTAATAAATGGAACTTTCTGGAAAAACCAACATTAACCCAAAAATATGGGGATCTTATTTTTGGAAAACATTTCATTTGTCGACATTTGGATATCCTAAAGAGCCGAATGAGTTGGATAAAGAAACTTATAAAACTTTTTATATTACATTCATGAAAATTCTTCCATGCGACGGATGTTCAAACAAATCTCAAAAAATTATAAACGACGAATCAATTATAAACAGCGAGTTAATTAATGGACTCGAATCTAGAGACGCATTAATTAAATGGGGTTATAATTTTCATAAAACGGTTAACGATAGTCTCGGCGTAAAATCTCCCAAACTTGAAGAATTTATCGACGATATTACACTATTAATAAGTGGTAAACAAAGAATTAATTATCTTTTTATAGGAATGTTATTTTTGGTAATTGTTATTGCTATTTTTATGCGCTACACATTTCACAGTCCTTAAATTTAGAACCCGATTTTTCTTTAGAAACTTCTGTACTAAAGTTCTGATTTTCTAAGACAGATTTTGTTCTAATGTAATAAGAGCCGGTTTTCAATCCATTTTTCCATCCGTACATATGAATTGAATGAATTACCTTTTGTTGAGGCGGATGGACAAATAAATTTAAACTCTGGCTTTGATCGATAAACGGTCCTCTATCAATCGCCATATTTAGCAAACACTTCTGCGGAAGTTCCCACGCAGTTTTGTAAATATCTTTTATGTCTTTAGGAATATTCAAATTTTGAACAGATCCTCTTTCTAGCATTATTTTTTCAATGATATCTTTCGTGAACAAATTTCTATCCCGCAATTCTTTTACTAAATGATTATTTAACATTACATAGTTTCCAGATAAAACTGCTCGTGTATAAATATTAGATGTGTATGGCTCAAATGATTCGTTATTACCCATAATCTGCGCAGTTGATGCAGTTGGCATTGGAGCAATCAACAGGCTATTTCTTAGACCATAAGTTTTAATTTCATTTTTAAGTTTGTCCCATGTATCGATTGAGTATTTAGTTGGTTTAACGTCCCACATATCGAATTGAAGTACACCATTGCTCGTCGGTGATCCAGGGAATGTTTCGTAAAATCCGTAAATTTTAGAAAGTTCGCACGACATTACCAAAGAGTTATAATACATGCACTCAAATATTTGTTTATTTAGATCTCTCGCCTCGTTAGAGTCGTATGGTATTTTAAGAATCATAAAAACGTCTGCAAGTCCCTGAACTCCGATACCCATTGGGCGATGTTTCATATTAGAAAGTTTTGCTTCTGGTGTAGGATAAGCGTTAACGTCTATTATACTATTAAGATTTACAACTAGTTCTTTGATTTTTTCTCCTAGTAATTCAAAATTAAATATACCGTTTTCTACATAACTTGGAAGGCACAAACTTGCTAGATTACAAACTGCGGTTTCTTTAGAGTCGGAGTATTGAACTATTTCAGTACACAAATTACTACTTTTAATAATTCCATAATGTTTTTGATTGGATTTTTTGTTAATCGAGTCTTTATAAAGCATATACGGAGATCCGGTCTCAATTTGGCAATTGATGATTCGTTCCCATAATTCGACTGACCTGATTTGTTTTCTATAAAGTCCATTCTTTTCATATTCTGTGTACAAATTTTCAAATTCATCTCCATAAGTATCGCACAGTCCTTTACATTCATTCGGACACATTAAAGACCACATTTCATCTCTTTCTACTCTTTTCATGAATAAATCCGGAATCCATAGACCATAAAATAAATCTCTTGCTCTCATATCTTCGGCACCGTTGTTCTTTTTAGCATCTAAAAAATCAAAAATATCAGGATGCCACGGTTCGATATAAATAGCAAAAGATCCGTTTCTTTTTCCGCCCTGATTTATATGTCTTGAAATATTATTGAATACTCTAAGAAGCGGCATTAGACCGTTGCTCTTGCCATTGGTTTTTGAAATATGCGAATCTTTCGATCTAACGTTACTAAAATGACACCCAATACCACCGGCAAATTTAGAAATTTGTGCCATATCAGAGGCCGATTTATAAATTCCAGAAACCGAATCTTCTGTTCCTAAAAGAAAACACGAACTAAGTTGAGGATAATTTGTCCCTGAGTTAAAAAGAGTTGGTGTTGCGTGAGTATAATATTTATTAGAAATAGAATCATACACTTTCTTAACAAGTTCGATATTATTTTTATGAATTTGAATTGCCACGCGCATAAACATATACTGCGGGCGTTCGATTATCTTATTATTATATTTTAACAAATAAGAGCTTTGTAAAGTCTTGAAACCAAAAAACGTTAGATTATAATCCCTATTAGAAACTACGATTTTTTCAAGTTCTTCAGAATTATCGCGAACTATTTCAAAAAATTCATCCGTCACAAGTTTAGCTTGATATAATTCATCGACACACTTAACAAATGAATTATTAGTATTTTTGTGGTGGTTATTAACAACAATTCTACTCGCGAGAATAAGATAATCTGGATCATTTTTAAACATGGTTGCTGAAAAATTAGCAGCAAACTCGTCGAGTTCTGTTGTACTAATACCGTTATAAATAAGAGAGCAGATATTCTGTGAAACAAATACAGGATCGGTTTCAAGTTTTTTTCCCCAAATTTCGCTATATTCGGATAACTTCTTAATTTTATCGGTAATGGTGTCAAATCTTACGTCTTCTGTAGCACCGCTTCGCGTGATAACTTTCATTTACAATATAGTATACCTTAAATCTTTAAATAATATTAACTAGCATTATTTGAATTTTAGATTTATTTTTGATAAGGTTTCTTAGTTTCTTTAGTGTATCCAAAGGTTGAAAAATTGCTAACGCGATAATCGGTACTACGTTTCATGGCATCTTTTTTAGAAAATACAGATTTAATATTTGTGTCTAAAAATTTACCTATATTTCTAATATTCTTGGAATCCCACTTAAATTCCTCTTTTTTAGCAACATCTATTGCCCATTGTGGATATTTCCCTGTGTGTCCTTTAGACACAAAATCTTCCACGTCGAGCTGCATAGCCAAATAATTTTTAATAAATTCAACTGAATCCAATCCATTGTTCCAACCCTCTATAAAAACTGCCATCGATACACGTTCTGGTTTTGTTGGAAGACTATTTAGATAGTCCTCTTTTGTTTTATCTATTTGATAAATAAAAAGATCTAGTAAGTTTTGATTAACACCCTGTTTAATTTTTTCGATACCAAATTGCTTTACTATTTTATTAATGTCATCAATTGTTAAAGGTTTAAGCCATTTATTCTGTGGCATAATTTCGCTGTTTTCTTTTTTATTAAATGGCCACAAGCTCATAAAATATGCCGCTGCTAAATACAGCGCGAGAACTACAAAAACTATTAAAGCAATTTTAATGCCAATTCCTACAAGACCTCCTCCAATTGTAAACTTATAAAATATATATCCTCCTATTAATAATCCAATTATTGGAAGTAAAAACATCATTCCCATACCTCCACCAAATAAACCTCCTGCATTTTGCGCTTTAATTGCGTCAGCTATTCCTTTGTTAATTTTATCTTGGTAGTCGTCAAGTCCGCTACTTTCAGACGTTTTTTTCAATGACATTTCGGCTTGTACAATAAATTCATTTGCTAGACGTTTTCCGATTTTTTGTGCTTCAGACATTAACATAGTAGTTTTTAAACCAACTAAATCACTCTTATGAGATTGAATATCTAAATCTTTAATTGGTCCGTAAATCTCAAAAAGCATATCTCCTGAAGAAGTTCTAGAATAATTAGTTTTATTAACAGAATTTACAATTTTAACTAGTTCAGATTGTGTCAAATTGTCCACCTTTTGTTGTATAGCAGTCATTGAATCACCGAATGGTACTGCTCCATAACCAGTTCTTTCTTTAATTTCAGCGGCGGTTGCTGTTTTAACAAGACTTTTTAAATCTTCGACAGCCTGTGTCTCATTATCTATTTTGGAATTACTAGTAGATTCTATATTTGCTTTATGTTGATTGTCTAATACGATTTTAGTGTTATATAAACCGTAATCAAAACTTTTTAATTCTTCTTTCCAACCATCTTCTAATATTTTAAGTATTTCGGGACTTCCAGAACGAATTGCTGCCATCCTAGCTTCGGCGT